CCTGGGGTAGCGAAGCGTAGGGGCAAAGCCCCTGCCGAGACTTTCAACGGAGCGAAAAGCTCCTCATAAATTTTTTTGAAGTACCTTGACAGATACCGGATTCATCCTGACCGAGTTCTTTGCGGAGAAATTCGAGGACATATTTGAGCTCCTTTGCGTACTCTCCTGAAGACCTCCGGAATTGAGCCGCGGTTATTGATCCAATTCCCGAACAGACCGCTTGCCATATGTCTCTAGCCGCCTCGACGGTCATTTTTGGCTTGAGTTCGGTTTCGGCAAGCAGGTCGCTTACCTGCTTGAAGTCGGCTGTGGAGAGTTTTTTAGTTTCGGCTGTCATTTCCGGCTCTTCCTTTGTCAATCCAAACAAGTCAGCAACTGCTTTCCGATCAATCTCGGCTTGGACTGCTTCGCGCACCTCCGGGGGAAGCAAGCTGAGTAGGTGGTACGGGTTTCCCATGGTTCGATCTCCTTAATCGGCCAAAGAAGCTTCGGTAGCCAGGGTGGCATCGATCTCGGCCTCGCACTGTTTCCAGTAGTCGGCGCCCCATTCTTCAGGCGTTTCGCCTTCGACTTCGATCGAGTCCGTGTAGTCCCATGGGCAGCACCACGGGTAGGGGTTAGGAGTTTCGAGGTCGCCTGTGTAACCTCCGGCTTTTTTCCAGCCTTCGATAAAGGCGTCCTGCTGCTCTTCGGTGAGCGATTTGAGGTTGAGGGTTTTGGCTGTCATTTGTGGGGTTCCTTTTTTTGTTAACTTAAGGAGTCAAAAGGCATCACTTAGGTTTCGTGAGTCTCACTTTAACCTAGGTAAACATAAAAGTCAACACAGGTAACAGAAAAAGCCACTTGGGTAAATTTGCAGACGACAAAAAAGCCGCTGGTTGGGCGGCTTTGTGTTAACGAAAATTAGTGTTGTAGGCGACTAGAGGTCTTGCAATTTCATGTTCTTAACAACACGGCCAAGAACCTTGATCTCGATCTGCCCGTCTGTACTGAGTTCGATGTCGCGGTACGCTTTATTGGTGCTAACAAGAGCAATTTTTCTGCCAACCATGCGTTGGATTCTTTTGATAAAAACCTCGCCATCAACAAGCAGCAGGTATATGCCGTCTCTAAAGTTGATATTGTCGGAGATGTCAACAAAGACCACATCACCATCCTCAATTTCTGGCGACATTGAATCTCCGTCGGCCATAACCATTTTGATTGTTTTTGAGTTGTAGAAGGCAAAGTTGCGGCGGAACCATTCTGATGTAACCAGAATTTTTTTTATGGCGGGATAGTCCTCAAAATTGAGATTTCCGGGCCCGCAAGAAGCTTTCATATCTAGGAGTTCAAGTTCGACACAGCTCGAGCTTGCAAGCTCCATTTCGCCCTGCCCCTGCATGAGCCACTCGGGACGAACCTGTAGGTAACCCGCAACACGAATCACATCATCGTATTTGGGTTGGAGTGTTACTCCATCTATCCATTTTTTGACGGCTGCTCCGCTTAATCCGACTTTTCTTGTGATGTCAGCTGCTATCAGCCCTCTCTTTTTCATTGCGATCTTTAAACGATCATTCCACGTAGTCATGGTGACTTCCTCGCTGTCAATTATTAACCGAGGTTAGCCCCGCGTGATTTTTGTTGGGTTGTCGTGTATATTAACCTACGTCAGTTTTTCTGTGGAAATTATTTACCTAGGAGATTTTTCCAGTGAACGACTATCGCAAGAAAGCTTTTGTGGAGCTATCTCAAAGCTTCCCGTCGCTGGCTGCGATGGCGCGGCACTTCGGCGTCAGCGCTCCAGCAATGGCGAAATGGAAGAAGTTCGGCGTTCCTCTGGCACGCGTCCCTTACTTGATGTTGCGCTACCCGAAACTGAAGGCATGGGAAGGCCTGCCCAAAAGGGTTTAGTAAGTGGTTGGCCAAACGGCACTAGAAACGGCATAGGATTTTTATGCGTGACTATGGAATTGTCAGTCCTCGCTTCTGGATAGGCGAGACAGGGCGTAAACTTAGAAAGTTGCCAGACGCGCAGCGCATCGCCATGTATCTTCTCACCGCTCCCATGGCGGAAATGACGGGCGTTTTTTATTGCCCGGTGGCGACAATCCTCAACGATGTAGGAGCGCCTTGCGAGCCTCTGGAATCCCCTCTGAAGGGTCTAGAAAGGGGCTATGAAGGGGCTTCCGACCCCCTTGCAAGGGGCTTCCAAGGGGCTTCGAAGGGGTACGAACCCCCTTTGGAGGGGCATCAAAGGGCCTTGGAAGGGGTAAAACGGGCACTTTTGGCCCTCCAAGCGCTCGGATTCTGTTACTACGACTTTGAGAGCGAGTACGTCTTTGTAATAGAGATGGCTCGTTGGCAAATTGCGCCCAAATTGAAGGCGTCTGACAACCGCGCAAAGGGCCTTCGCAAGATCGTCGAAAATCTGCCAAACCCAATGCGGGCGCGGTTTATAGCGCGATACAACGAAGATTTTTCTCTCGGCTTCGACGAAAAAGAAGTCGAAAAAATGCTGTCTGAAAGCAAGCCCCTTGCAAGCCCCTTCGAAGCCCCTTGGGAGGCCCTCCGAAGCCAGGAACAGGATCAGGAACAGGAACAAGATATATCTTCGAGAGTTTCTACCGAAACTCTCTCGTCCGCTAACGCGAACGCGAGCGAGAGCGAGCCGGCCGAAGAAAACCAGACGAACCTTTTTGACTCCATCAAAGCACCTCGGCACAACTTGGCGGAAAAAAGCGACGAACATCCCGCTGAAACCTCTGTCAGCGCAAGGGGTGTAGCCGCGGCAACAGCGGACCGAACCCCTGCGCCCAAAAATGGTCAAACCGAGTCGAAACCATTGTCCGGCTTGGAAAACCACCCTGCGCCCAAGGTGGCCCCGAACCCTGCCGATGCGCACCCTGAAATCGCATCGGAAACCCCGCAAATTGGGGAAAGTGACCCTGCCGATGCGCTGGCCCCAAAGTCAGCCAAGCGCAACCCGCCTGTTCCGTACCAGAAGGTTGTGGACCTCTACAACGCCAAGTGCACGCCCGCTCTTGCCGCCGCCAGGCTTACCGACAAGCGCAAGGATGACATCCGCAAGCGCTGGCACGAAATGCAGGAATACACGGGGGCCAAGACCGAGGAAGAAACGCTTGCCGAGTTTGGGAAGTATTTCGACCGCATTTCCCGTAGCGATTTTCTCAAAGGACTGAAGACCGATTTCAAGGCAGATTTTCCGTGGCTGATGCAGCGCGGGAAGATCGAGCTGGTCTTCGAAGGGCGCTACGACAGCCGAGAACATGCCGCCATTGCACGAAACAGCGCAGGGGTTGCGTCACCCTTACCCGCCCACCTTAACCCGTGTCAGCGCTTCGATGCGGCGTTTTATGCCGACGCGAAGAAACCGGATGGAACAACTGATTGGGGAATCTGAAGATGCAAACTGGATTTCAATCGCTCTCCGAGATTGTCGTTGGCGGAGTCACATGGCGCAACGAAGATCGGTGCTGCCTTGAGCATGGCCCTTATGTGGCGCGTGTGGTTTTTGCTTCCGGCAAGAAGGTTTCGGACGGCATTTGCCCTGTTTGCCAGCGCTTGAAGGACGAGGCGGAAGCCAAAGCGAAAGCCGCGGCAAAGGCCAAACTTGAGGCCGAAAAGGAACGCAAGCGTCTGGAGACTGCTCTCGGTCGCGCGTGCATTCCTGCGGACTTCAAGGACAAGTCCTTTGAGACCTTCATTGCCGACACGCCTGAGCTCAAAGATGCGCTTGCACTTGCAAAGCGTTTCGTAAAGGGTTGGTCAAAGGCTTGCGAAGGCGGCTACGGATTGTTTTTCTACGGCAACCCCGGCACCGGTAAATCGCACTTGGCCATTTCTATCCTTAAGGCTTTGTTGCCACAGGTGACCGGTCTCTACACCCGCGTGCCGGACATGATCGGATACATCCGCGCTCAGTGGCGACCTGATGGGGAAACCAGCTCTTACGCCGCCATCCGCCGCTACGTTGATCTTGATCTTCTGGTGCTCGACGAGCTCGGGGTGCAGTCCGGCTCGATCAACGAACAAACGTTGCTCTTCGAGGTGATTGACGCCCGCTTGTCCGAAAACCGCCCGACGATCTTCTTGTCCAACCTCAAGCCCAAAAATCTGGCCCCGATCATCGGTGAGCGCCTTGTGGACCGAATCAAGGGCAAGTGCGTTCCGCAGCAGTTTTCCGGCGAGTCCCGCCGCAAGCCTCTGACCGCTGATGTTTTTGGAGAAGCGGCATGAAAATCGCCCGCAGAAAGTTCCCGTACCGGTCTGAGGAGTCACAGACAGAGTTGCGATTTTCGCAGTGGAGGTGGCGCGACACCATCGCAAAGGCACACAACGGCCTTGTGGCTTTTGTGCGATACAACCTGCACTCACTTGAGTATGGCTATTTGATCAAGACCAAGGGAGGTCCGTTTATCTGGGCTCAGCTGCGCGAATGGGAGCTGTGGGTTCCGGCCAAAACCGTTTCGGCATGGGCGTATGTAACTCATGTCTACGAGTCTCGTCGGCAAGCGAAGAAAGACGCTCACGAAACGTCTGACTACTACCCGACAGATCGTCGCCGTGCGCGCCGTCGTCAAAGACGAAAGGAGGCGGCATGAATCAGGCTGGGTGCTACGTTATTTGCTGGTGGAAGCAAAGGGCTGACGCGATGCACGAGGTGCTGCCTGAAGGACTGCCGGAGGTGCTGTGCTCTTGCGATGCACAAGACTCCAAAGGTCTTGAGACGCTGAAGCGTGTCTATGCCGAATCCAAGCTTGCGACCCATGGTTACTGCTTTGGTTGGCGTCCGGGCGCAATGAAGCGCCGCAAGGTTTCGCCTGAATCGCTGTTGGCGATGCGCCGCAAGAAGCTTCGCAAGACCGTGGAGGAAAAGTACCCGCTCTTTGCTGATGAGATGGAGCAGCGCACTCTTGAAGCCGAAGCCAAGAAATATTCCCTTGAGTCTCTCCGGGAGAGGGCGGCAGAACTGGAATCGATGGAAGCCGAAGAGACCCAGACCATGACCGATGCGATGACGCCTTCGCAAGCGCTCGTTTTCCTACGCCGACAGTTCGTTGTTCCGTTCATCAACGACAAGGTCAACGATCTTCACCGGAAGGGGATACGGTCGGTGATCGGGACGAAATAGAAGCTTGAGGGAAAAATGTTCTACGACAACATTACTTTGCAGCGCTACATCAACAAGGTACTGGTGGGCGATTTTCAGGCTGCTGTTTATGTGGCTCAGTTGTGCACCGGTTCGATGCAGAAAGCTGTTGATTTTATGAACGCTGACCGTTCGAAAATCGAGGATGCAAGGGATGTCCGACAGCTTGCCAATTACTTCTCAGTGGCCGCCAATCAGATTGCGGACATGATCGAGGAGAAGTGCCGGGAGGTGAAATGAACTATCAGGATGAATGTCGGGCGGCGGAAGAAGAAGGATACGAAGCTGGTCTCTCAGGTCGCCCTAAGTCCGAATTCGCCGACAAGTTTGAAGGAGATTTGGGGTTTTACTTCCTGCAGGGATATTGCCTCGGAGTTGTGGAGTGGGGGATTCGCAAATTCGAAGCAGACAACAAAAAAGGAAAAGAGAAATGAGCAAATTGACAGGCAAAACCTATGTCCGGCTGACGCTGAGAGATGCCAATTTCCTCAAAGAAAAGTTGCTTGAGCTCAAGTATTCGAGTCAGGCAAGCGTCCATGAATTGGCTGCACTTGCAAACTTTCTGAAGGCTTGTGAAGAAGCCGAAAAACGCGAAATTAAGAAGCAAGAACTTGCCGATGATCTGGGCGAAGGAACGTGGGGTTTGCAATGAAAGTCTCGCGAAAGAAACATACGACCCGGGCAGCAGATGGCGGCTTGGAAAAAGCGGCATGGGCAATGCTCATGCGATTCAGCAGAAGTAGCGGAAAGAAAAGTGCTCGTCTAATCAAGTGGCGCGGAGGCGTCGAGCGGTTCGAAGCGAACACGCACGACCAGAAAGAACGGCAGGAATGGCCATTTGATGAGTATGAAGACGATTGGGCGAAATACGTTGAGGGATACAAGCATGAACGCGAAGAGGCTTATCAAGTCTGAGATTTCAGCCGCGTTGTTGTTTTTGTGGTTTTTCGTGTTCGCGCTGTACACGACGGGGCACGCTTCTGTTGGGGATCTCTTGGAGGCGGTCGCAGGATTGTGGATTTTGGCTCTTACTTTCGGAGTTTGTACGGGTTTCTTTTATGAGTGCGTCTTTATTCCCCCGGAAGAGCTTCATCCTCTGGACGATTTGATTGCGGAGATATCGGAAGAACACTCGGTGCAAAACCGTGCAAGCAAATTTGAAGGGGGTACGTATGTACAAGGTGAAAAACAAGGTGGAAATTGACTTCTATGACGCGCAAATCCTCTGCGGCGCAGTCGCCGATTTGCTTTTCGTCAACGAGAAAAGCGGTCGCATCATCCGCAGAGACCATGAGCGAATTGATGAGGCCCGAAAACGGCTTTGGGATGCAATCGAGAAGGTACGCGAAGAGTGGGTGAATGCCCGTTACGAAGAAATTATGGAGAACCGTCGTGAGCGCGTTTAGCTGGGCTTGGTTCTGGTTCGGAGCATGGATCGTTGCAGTCGTGATGCTGTGGATGAAGAAATGATCGATGGTGATGTTGGAGTCGTACTCAATGCCGCATTCGGATTCTGGCTACTTTTCATCATCTGGAAGCTCCTGACCCTATTTTTTCGCGGCTTGCGACTCTTGATTTCTATGGATAAGAAGGATTGAAAACATGAAACAGGAAATGAAACAGGAAATGACTTTGGTTGCATTCATCGGGTTCTTCACCATCGTCGGGATGCTCGTTCCCGGCGCGGTGGCTCTGGCATTGACTTGCGCCTTGAACTCGGTCGCTCCGCAGGCTATGGACGGAGGCGCTTTTTTCGTGACTTTCTTGGCAATTTTTGCTGTCGCTGTGTTCATCTTTGGTTTCCTTACGTACCGCGTCTTTGCAACGCACCAGTACTGACCGAAAAAAGGAAAAAGCTAGCAGGGAGTAGCAAAGCCTAAGTCCATGATCTAAGGAAGAGACAGCAAAAATGGATTGGTTCAACAACTTGGCAGACATTGTCCTAACCCTGTCCGTCGTGGTTCAGGCTCACGTGGTGTGGCGATTGATAAAAAAAGTTGATCAATGGGACCAGTGGATGCGAAAGAAGAATTTGGAGATTCACTTGAACAAACCTGTTGTTGTTGTCAACGAGGTCAATGAGGAAAAGGAAAGGCGAGGTAACGCATGAGTTACGACAGATTGGCAGAAGCCGAGCGCAACGGCAGAAAAGCTGCGCTTAATCACGAAGACATCAAGCAATACACCGATCTGATGAGGTCACCTCAGGAACGCGCCGTATTCACCCAAGGGTATTACTTAGGGCTTCAGGAACTCAGAGACAAGCGCGAAAAGAAGAAGCAGGAGGAAAAGAATGACTGAAGGCTATGACGGTTGGGCAAAGATGGACGGCTGGAATGGTTCCCTGAAACCGGAAGGCCGGGACGGTTTGATCAAACGTGAAGGGTTGGACTGGTAATGGGAAAGTCGCAGAGAACAAAAGGTGCCGAAGGGGAGCGAGAACTCTGCAAGGCATTTGCCGACGTTCTTGGAGTGGATGCGCACCGCAACTTATCTCAGACGCGCGACGGCGGGACGGACATCGCTTTCGGCCCCTTCCACGTCGAAGTCAAGCGCCGCGCAACCATCGGCAACATCTATGACTGGCTGGCACAGTCAGAGGCATCGTGTGACAAGCCCGGTCGGATTCCCGTGGTTTGTGCAAGGGCAGACCGAAAAAAGTGGTTTGTTGTTTTGAATTTTGAGGATTTTTGCCGCTTGGCCGGTAACGAGCTTTAAGGAGGGACTGAAAATGAAGATGCGTTATCGACGCTTCCAAACGCGAGCAAAAGTGCTCTTCCAGATGTGGCGTCCGAAGAAGGTTGATGCTGAAGCTGAGATTGCTGCCGGGCGCTTGGACCCTCGCGCGATGATCTTGCTTAAGGCCTTGGGAGAACGTGCGCACTTCGTTCTGAACGGCTCCATGATTCGCGGCCGCAAAGAAGTTCGTTTGGCAAGTTTTGCTCGCTAAGGGAGTGATTCGTCGTGACAAAGTCTCTTCGCACACGAAAGAAGTCTGCGGCAGCTCTTTCGGTCAAGCAGGAACAGGCTCAAATCATCAAGACGATCGGCGACCGTATGCGTCAGGCCCGTGAGCTGTGCAACCTGAGTCAGACTGAGGCGGCGAAACGTCTCGGCTACGCAAACTCATCGAAACTTTCCAAAGTCGAGCGAGCAACCGATACCAATTCTCTGCCGATCTGGTTGCTGTTGCGAGCATCCAAAGTCTACGAGGTGAGCATTGACTACCTGTTTGGCGTTTCTGAGTCTTTCGACCTAAGTTCGCGAATGTCGCAGGAAAGAGCTGTGTCCTCTTGGCTCTTCGAGGCGTTTCAGCAGCGTCAGACGCAGGATATGTGCGTGCTGCGAATGCTTCACAACCGGCTCGAAAACATGGGCCGAGTTGCAGCAACAATTTTTGATCAGGTGGACCGAACTATTGATGCGTTCGTGAAGTTCCGCGGTCGAAACCCGGAATTCGATGACATGCTCGGCGGGGCACCCTTGGTTCGGCGCATTGAAGCGCTCGAAGCATCTGTGTCCCAGTTGCGCAGTCTGATGCGGCAACTTGACTTCGAATGCCGCCGTGCCGCAAACGTGGAAAGCCTTCAGCCGCAGTTGCCGTTTGAAGAGGGTGAGTGATGGCGGGAAAGCTTACGGACATCCAAATCCGAAATCTGCGAAAGGTTTGGGAGGCAGACCCCCGCCCTGGGGTTGCTTGGTTGGTGAAAGAGAAAAAGTTGCCCGTCACCAGGCAGTACCTCGACAAAGTGGCGAAAACTCAGGGCTGGAAGAAGATTCGTGTTGCTGTGCAAGAGTTGCTCACGGACAAAAATGTCGAAAAACGGGTTGCTCAGGCCCTGAAGAAGAACAAAGAGACCGCAGCAACCAAAAAAACTAAGCAACCCGCAACCGCTAAGGTGCCGATAAATCAAGGCTTTCAGGAGGAAGAGAAGGTAGGGCCGCTGCAATTGAAGGAAGAGCAATTTGTAAGGGCCTATGTGAGCAACTTTAATGTTGTTGAGGCGTCCAAGATGGCGCACATCGGCAAGCAAACTGGCTATGCGCTGATCAAAAAGGACTACATCCAAAAACGGATTGCCGAGTTGATGAAGCCGCGCGCGGAAAAGCTCGGACTGGATGCGGACGCTTTGATGAACGTATGGGCGAAGGTGCTCACGTTCGACACAAACGAGATTGTTCAGCACCGCCGCCATTGCTGTCCTTTTTGTTACTCGGAGGATGGCACTCCGCAATGGGCAAAAGACGAGTATTACGCCGAGAAGAAGAAGCACGACCGTCGGAGACTCTACAAGCCCGATTTGCCTGAGTATCCGCCTTATGAGGGCGAATGGTGGGATCGGTCTTTGCCGCCGGTTGCCGACTGCCCGAACTGTCACGGTGAAGGGGAGCCTGAAGTCTGGATTGCGGACACGCGCAACCTGAGTCCGTTTGCCAAGTACATGTATTGCGGTGTTGAGATGGTTAAGGGGGACCTTAAGGTGATCATGCTCAACAAAGAGAGGGCCGCCGAGAACCTGGCCAAGGCTTTGGGGCTTTTCCGCGAGAAGCCCGAAGAAACTGCCGGCAATGCTGTTACAAACGAAGAGTTGCTGAAGCTTTTCGAAGAGCGCATGAGGCAGTCGGCAGAGCGCAACCGCAAGATGTGCGAAGAGCGGGGACTAGACATAGTGGACGTAGAGGTTGCCGATGGCGAGTAAGGACATCTTTGCCGACCCTCGTTACCCTGACTTTGTTGAGAGATACCACGCCGACCCTCTGCGGTTTGCCGTAGAGGTGACAGGGCTGATGCCGAGTTCGGACCAGGCTCGTCTTTTTCGGGAAATCATGACGAAAGATGCAAAGGTGAGTGTGGTGTCCGGAACGGGCACCGGCAAAACTTTTGCATTTGCCCGAATCGCTCTGTGGCACTTGTTGTGCTTCCCGTTGGCGAACTACGAAGGCAAATTCGAGATCGGGTCCAATACGTACATCGGTGCTCCGATGATCCAGCAGGTGGGCGACGGCATTTGGAAGGAAATGAACGACACGCGCCTGCAAATCGCTAACGGGCCGCACGCATGGCTACTTGACTACTTTGAGATCAAAAAGACGCGTGTGGAAATGAAGGGATACAGCGATCAGTGGTTCATTACGCAAATCGCCATGAAGAAGGGCGAGGCCGTGGGCATTGCCGGCAAGCACCGCTATTGGCAGTTGGTGATTGTCGACGAAGCCGCGGGCGTGCCCGACGAGCATTTCAAAGTGATCAACGGCACGCAGACGCAACCGGGAAACCGCACGCTGCTGGCCTCGCAGGGCATCAAGAACACGGGCTTTTTCTACGATACTCACCATCGACTCTCTAAAGAGAAGGGTGGTCCTTGGGCGGCGCTGCGATTCAATTCGGAATACTCGCCGTTCGTCACCACGGAGTGGCTCAAAGAGCGAGAAATCGAAAGCGGCGGCCGCAACACGGTGGAATACAAAATCCGTGTGCTCGGGCTTTTTGCTCAGGATTCAAGCAACTATCTCTTGACCCGCGAAGAGGTCGAGTCCGTTTTCGAACGAGGCAAGATCATTGAGGATGAAGAACCATACGGCTACTTTGTGCTCTCTGACGTTGCCTTGGGTGAAATGCGAGACGAAAGCGTCGTGTGGGTCGCGCGTGTTGTAGGTTCCGGAGACTTCGGGCTTGATGCTATGCGCGTTGAGTTCGTGGAGCTTCCGATTTGCTCGAACGAAAAGAACGAACTTGACCTTACCGGCGACTTGATCGACATCACCAGATCGAGGTCGAACGCGACGCTTGCCGTTGACTATGGCGGTATCGGTGCGGCTGTTTGCAAGAGCATTGAGCGAAATGACAACTCGGTACCCCTCTTCAAGATCGTGTGGGGTAAGCCGTGCTTCAAAAACGAGTACCGGACCCGATATTACAACCAGCGTGCTTGCGCGATGGTGCGCCTCCGAGACGCAATCCGACAGGGGCGAGTCTCTGTGACTGCAAATCTTGATATGCGCACGCGCGAGAAGATCATTGATCAGGGCTCTCGCTTGCCGTATCACTTTTCCGAAACAGGCGGTCTTCGTTACGCCATGGAAAAGAAAGAGGATATGCGCAAGCAGGGCATCAGGTCCCCTGACTTAATTGACGCGATGGCTTTCGCCTTCATGGAGGGGCTGAACTTTATGCCGGCTGACGAAGGCTCTTCTAAGAACGAGTACAGCGCCGGCAAGCGTGCGATCAAACACGCCAGCGACCTTTTCGGAGACGATTGAGAACTCGGAAAACGGGCGGCAGGCGAGCAAAGCCGTGCCGCTACCATCATCTGATGATTCGATGTTTCCCGTGAAGGGTATGTTAGTTCATGCAGACTTCCGTAATTAAGTACAACTTGCGCGAGCGGGGCCGCCAGTTCAGGGGTCAGGCTCGCAATTTCAATATTGCTGCCGTGGTGCAGGCCATCAATTCAGACGCCTGTCAGGAAAAGGTGCGCAATCGGGACATGATCGGCTTTTACGGGCATTGGCCCCGTATTAAGTTCGGTATGAATCCGCGTGAAGGAGGCCTTGAAAAGGGGCGGCCGGCCTTTGTTGAACCGGCCATTGTGACCACTTTGCTGAAGGCGTATCCGGACGGCACTATTGAGCACCAGGAAGAGTTTCTGGACACGGACAGCGGCAAATTGGCCGCAAAGCTCTACAAGAGCCGCGTCGGTGGATTCAGCTCGGTTATCGGTAACGGGAAGGTGGAGTTTTTTGGATTCGATTACGTTAATGAACCGAACTACTCGACCAACCGAGGCTACGCGCTCGATAGCGTTGATATGTCCGAAGACGAGATCGAGGCCGCAATCTTTGGCGAATCCATCCGCGGGGTGATGGCTCTCATCGACAGCGCCGAAAACCAGATCGTGATGGCAAATGAGACTATCGACAACCTGCGCAACGAAAACGCACAGCTAGTTGACCTTCTGGCCGCGCGCGGCATTTCTGCCGATTCGATCTATGCAGAAGGCATAGCTCCCTGTCAGATTGACAACTCCGAGACGGTGCGCCTGATGGATGACGTGCAGAGCTTCTGGAACATGAGAGACCTGCCCAAACTCGATGAGCACAAGACTCAGGTGGAGCTGGACCCTGTTTCCAAGCACCTGCTGCTCAGAGGCCATTGATAAGTCAACCGAAGGAGCGCGCGAATGTTTGAGCCTGTCAAAGTGGCCCTGGGGCCGTTCATGGACGGCTATTTCAAGTCTCTGGCGGCGACGACGCCCCAACTGCGCCGCTACCTGAATCGCCCGCTCAAAGAGGCAATCGTGTGGGCACCTACGCGAATGATCGACAAGGTCGAAGAGATGTTCGCCAAGTACCTGCGAGTGGATAACGACAGGCCGACCGACCCGCACGATCTGCCCGTCATCATCATTGCGATGGCTCGCGACTATGCGCCTACCGGTCGCGACTACGCCAGACAAGTGGCAGACGCCAAGTATGTGATTATTCGCGGCGACGAAAAGGAGCGCTTGTTTAAGCTCAAAACCATTGCAGGTGACTTGCGCGTTCAGGTGGCGTTCTTCGCCCGCGAAGAGCCGACCTGCAAGTCTCTGGCCGCGCAGTTTCTGCTTTATCTGGATGAAACGTTTAACCGACGATTCAGGGCTACGTACCGCTTTGCCGGCATTGATACCAAGTGGCCCGTTCAGATTGAGGCGCCCGATTCTCCCGCAATGAACATCGAGTCCGGATCAAAGGATTTGAACATCCTGACAGTTGATCTGACACTGAAGGTCACTGTTCCGCTTTTCATCGCGCCGCGTGAGGGCGAGCCGAATGACGGCAAAGGCATTGTCGGAACGGATGACCCGCCCGGATTCCCGTTGGTATCAGACATCAAAGTTGACGGCTACGTGAACTCTGGAGTCGATCAGAACGAACACATCTACAGCAAGACCGTCAATGTCTCGGAAGATTCAAATGGATGAGTCGATCGTCAAAATTCAAGCAACGATTTCAGGCTACTCTGGAATGCCGTGTTCGTTACTGTCGGCGTACTACCGAGACTCCGGCATTTTGGTCATCGTGAAGATTCACGCATACAGTAGCGAGCCCATCAAAGACTCGTCCGTCATCACCAACGTGCCGCGAATCTCCCGCAGCGCATTTTTTGCCGAAAGTGACATGAAAAAGGCCATTCAGGCCTTCAAAACTCTTTCGGGAAAGATTGCCGAGGATGGTACCCGCGGCATTGAGTTCGCGGCCGGAGCAGGGCGAGCAAATCCGTCTTCGATTCTGGAGTCGAACGGCATTGATGTTTCGGGTGAGAAATTCAAGATTGCCCCCGAAGTCACCAATGAACAGGTGGCTGTTCTCGCCACGTGTTGCTTTGTCGAACATATTGAGGCGGCAGACATGGGAATCGGTCTGATCGACGACGTCAATGATGCCTACGACCGCCTGGTTATGGGTTGGTACGTGACTATTTGAGGTGCTGAACTATGGCAGGAACCGATCAGGACACACGCGCAGCCGCATCGTTCTGGCGTGAAGTGCGCCGCTTCTCGGAGGCCGCAAGGCCGTGGAGCACAGATGCGCTCTTCTACGAGATCAAACCCGATGAGGAGTATGACCCCACGCTTGTCTCCAGACGCGTATATGGAAGGCGGGATGAATATTTGGCCGTGATGGCCGCCGCCGGCGTGGACACGGTCGATCAGTCTTTGCCGCAAAAGAAAATCGCCTTACCCGATGAGGGGGCGCTGATGCGCATCAAGCGGCAAACGGGTTTTGAAACGCGATCAGATTACCGCGAAAACTTTGCCCCGACTTGGAGCGACGAATAAGAATGACTGCACAAGATTGGCTCGGAAAGCTCAGAGGGCACGTCAAGGAGGCTAAGGCCCGCTTTGATAGAGACGCCCGTGAGCGCGCGCAAGCGGGCAGGGAACCAGCGGACCGCAACATCATCCTCACTGAACGAGAGGTCCGGGGCGAGTGGGACGCTAGTCGTGTTTTGATGACAACGCTCAACGGTCAGGTTCGACCGATCACGGCCAACGACCTGGCGGCGTTTCGTCAGAATATGCGCATTGCACAACGCAGATTCGGAGGGAAGTCCGGTATCACGCCGCGTCAGGTTATCGACTTGGCTTCCTCCACGCCGCTTCGTTACCTCGACCCGACATCAAAGTTCGACAGCGATATTGACAAGGCTCGGCGCGAGATCACGTATGCCATGCCGGTGTCCGCAGTAAATGGTGAGGTTCGATTTATCACCAATGCCGGCCCGGGTTCAAAGGTGAATCGCCATTATGTGACCGTCAAACTGTTGGAGTTTGATGCGGCGGCGGCTCAGTTGGCCGCAACAACCAGTAAGGACAAGAAGTCCGCAGAGAAGGTTGCCAGATGGCTTCGCAAGCAAAAGGTTGCCTTCGATTGCGACTGCGAGCGCCACCGCTACTTTTTCCGTTATGTGGCGACAATCGGTGGTTTTGCGGCTGGTCGCCAAGAAACCGGCTATCCGAAGATCCGAAACCCCCGGTTGCACGGCGTAGCCTGCAAGCACGTTTTGCGTGTTATGACGGAACTCGAAAGCTCCGGGCGTGTCCTTGGCTTTTTGACTCGTCTTTTGGAGAACACCAGCGAGTACAAGGCTCGTTTGACGATCAAGCAGAAAGAGGCCGAACAGGAACTCGAAAAGAAGCGCCGTCCGACTGCTATCAAAACGAGTGCACAGAGAAAAGCGGAAGCTCAAAAGCGGCGCGACGCCAATGCCGCCAAGCGTGCGCTGCAGCAGAAAGAAAAGGCCAAGGCAGTGAAGAAGTCTGAACCGGGCGGAAGCGAGCGGCGTTTGAAACAGAGTCGGAAAGAGCTTCAGGCTCTGATGAAGAGATACAACCTGACGCCAGAACAGATCATCGAACTGCTCGGCAACTCTTAAGGAACGAAAATGCTTGAAAAGGTTGCAGAACAAATCAACGTGATGACCAAAAATGTGGTCATCCGTCATCCGAACACGATGAATTGTCTGGTCTACGGGCAGAAGATTCTGCGAAAATCCCCCGAGCAGTATTCGGGCATTCCGACTCTCGGCGGGCTGGGCGTGATGGATGAAGATGACGAAGTCGATTACGAATACGTCTACAAAGGTGACGGGTACGCCTTGCCGGTCGATCAGTTCTCACCCGCGCCCATGATGGACCACAATGACGCAAACATAGGTCCAGAAGACGAGTTCAGGTTCCTGATTGTTCCGAGAGCCAACAGCGGTGAGGAAGACTTCTTTGAGCTTTCCACGCACGATCTGGTCATGTTGCTTTTGGGAATGCCGGAAGATGTGGATACCTGCCCGAAGCTTGCATTCGAGGTCGTCGGACGAGAGACCACTACGAATGTCCCGCCGTTCAACATTCGCTATGTGTGCAACCGACGAGATGACCTGCACGTCAAGATGGGTGGAGAGTTGTTACACCCCTGATGGAGCGATGTTACAGATACGCCCTCAGTACTTTCTCGAATTCTGTACTCGCCATGATTGGCACTCCATGAAATATGAATGTGCCTAGTGTCACAGACAGTGGGTGAGTCTGCTTTGGGTTTTTCCCGAGAACGAAGGGGCATCAAACTCGGAAAATTCAACGGAAAGGCACTTTGGACACCTTTGAAAATTGGAATGTCGGCTGACAAGGCCGTGATTTCCGTTCATTTTTTCAAAGGATGTCTTTCATGCATCAGGATGTTTTCAAGCGTTCCACGGCTGAGGTAGGCGCTTATGTCAATGCCTTGCGCGAGAATTCCAAGCGCGATGGCGTTTTCGACTCCGCAGCCGCACAGGACTTTGTTTCCAGCTCCATTAACCAGCAGTCTGAAGTGAAGGTTCCCGAAAACCTTCAGGTCGTTTTTGATGAAGCTGCTAATGACGTGGCTAAGGCTCGTATTGTTCGAGCTTTCATGGACAGCTGCGATGCGTACGAAAAGGCCAACGGCTGCTCTATCCCTGCCGACCTTCTCGAACAGGCCGTTCACAATGCCTATGCAACGACTTCGGTAGCAAAGAACCTGTATTCGTTGGATAGCGCTGACAACCTGCATCACGATCAGCTGTCTTTGCAGCCGAACCGCGCGGTTGTTTCCATCATCTCCACGATTATGGAAGCCTGCCCGTTTGCTCTGTATCTGCCCGCTGACATCGGTTCCAACGAAGCGCGTCTGGCCATCGTGAGCCATCAGGCCGGCGACAAGTTCGGCGGCTACTTGGCCAATGAACAGATTGACGGCATCAATTCCGGCGAACCCTACATGCTTTCGAGCCGTGTCAACACCTCCAATCCGGACGGCTCCGGCAAGGTGTCCGGCAAGATTACTGCCGTGCAGACTGACCCTGATCATTGCGATGCCGAGGCAGGCGACCTGAAGATTCTGCGCGGTCGCACGATCGTCTACATCAATGGTATGCCCGTGGCCGGAGAAGGCGCATCCATTGCAGGTTCCGGCAACTCCGCCATCACCGGCACGATCACGATTGGCGAAACGACTTACACGATCGGCGGCAACATCAACACCGATACGGGTGTCTACGAACTCACGACTACACCGGCTCTGCCGCAGACTGTCCCTGTGGTGGTTGAAGGCTTTATCGACTTTGAAGGTCAGGAAGGTCTTACGCCGTCGATTTTGTCTAAGGTTGACACCTTCTCGCTGTACGCCAAGTCTGCTCGTGCGAAGACCCGTCTTTCCATGGACGCTCGCACGCAGATGGCAAATGAACTCGGTCTTGACCCGCTTTCCGAATCCACGATTGCGATCAATACCCAGTACAACAACGAACGTTATTACGACGCTCTGCGCAAGGGTATGCGCCTGGCACAGCTCAACACCGAAACGTTCGATTATTCCAAGGCAATCACGCACCAGGACAGCTCCCGCCAGATGGCTTGGCAGGACTTTGCCTATCAGCTCAACGTTGTCTCCCAGCGTATGGCTGAAGAAACCATCGATCACGGCGTGACGCACATCTACGTCGGCAAGCGCGTGGCTTCCCAGCTCAAGGGTATGCCCAACACGATCTTTACGCCGTCCGGCATCACCGACCGTCCCGGCATCTACCGCGTGGGTCGCCTCTTCAACAGCGTTGAGGTCTACTACACGCCGAAGGTTGTCACAGAAACGGCCGACAGCGCTCAGATTCTGTGCGTTGGTCGCGCAACGAATGTGGCTCGCAACCCGATCGTTATGGGTGACGCTGTGCCGCCCACGATGGTCCCGTTGGCAGTCAATGCCGACCTGCGCCAGGGCGTGGGTTACTACTCGCGCAACTTCCTGGCCGTGAATCCGCACATGCCGTCCGCCCGCGGTTTCGGCTTGATCGAAGTCACGAACATGAACTCCTAACCCGTAAAGGAGGGCTGATATGGCAAACGTAACGATCACCATCGGCTCTCCTTCCCTTACGGGGAAGGACGGCGTTGCACTTGTTCAAGAGGCTTTCTCTGCTTCGTCTTTCCCGCTGTCCGCAACCATTGCAAATTTTCTGCCGCGTCCGGACGAATACGCTCAGGCAGGCGGTTTTGCCGTGGGCCATGTTGCTGATTTGAAAAACAGCACCGCAACAGTCAGTTTCGAGAGCTTGGACGACCTCAAGGACTTTGCTTCCGAGGTTGCCCAAATCTCCGAGCTGAACGGTTTCGAAAAGGCTGTAACTGTTACTGCCGAAGGCACTGAACCCGCCGGAGAAGAAGACGAAGAAAGCGAAGAAAGCGACGATGAAGAGGGCGCTGAACCTGCCGTTACCACGGAGCCTGAAAGCGCACAGGGTAAAGGTGAACCCGAGAGCGAACCGGTAGCAGAGCAGTCTGAGGCGGCTCCTGCGGCTCAGGCTCAGACCGTTTCCTCGGCCAAGGCGCGCGCTAAGAAGGTTGCTGCTGCGGCTTAGGAGCGAATCTATGGCAACTTCAGAGTACCAAAAAAAGGATTGGGCCACCGGCGAGACGATCACCGAAGATGCGCTTGACAACATGGAAGGCGGTATCTCAGCAGCGGTGGAGGGCGTTCGCAAGCTCGAAGAGCAGGTCTCCGAAGGACGTCTTCTTGTGTCGATCAAGGCCGATATGTCTGAAGACGGTTCGGCGGTAGTTATTGCTGAACCCGGTTTGCTTGAAGCCAAGATCGAAGAGGCGCGCGCGAAATGCAATCAGCAAGGTTTCGTTCAGGGAGCCTCTTATCGACTCTCTTCCGAAACATTCAGCGCGTCCAAGTCGGATTGCTCCGTAGAAGTTGTTTCGCCTGGACAGGAAATTTTGCCTGTCATCGTCGGGGATTTGATTGAAGATGCCACGGGCGCTGTGTGGCAGGTCGCCGCCGTAGCAGACGGCACATTCACGGTTGGCGCAGCGCCCGTCAGACTTCGCCGACTGGATAACTAGGGGATTTAAATGGCAATTGCTTTCACTCGACAGCTTGGCGCTGAGTCCGGCGTGCAGCTCAATCCCTTGCGAGACAGCTCGGAGATTCCGTCTTCGAGCAATGCCGACCAGATTTTCGGCATTGTCATGCGAGCGACACGAGGGCGCATTGATAAGCCTTTTGTGGTGGATTCTGGCACGGTCTACACCAAGCTCGGCTATGGCGAGCCTATGCGCGTCAACGCTCTCAATGAGGCATGGGTTCACGTTGTTGAAGCTCTGTCCAACGGTGCCTATCAGGCTGTTGTTCAGCGCTTGAGCACTTCTGAGTCCAAGGTTAAGTGGGCCGTCATCAAGAAGATCGGCGCCGAGGCCGTTGTTGGCTTGGCAAAGGTTGGCGAGTCGACTGTCGGCGAATCAAAGACAGTACAGACCCGCTCCGGAGAGATCACCTTCGATTTCTCGACGACAACTGACGAAACGGCACCCGAATCGTGCTTTATCGCCGTCAAGCACCTTGAGTGCTTCAACGATGGCATTAAGGTCCGACTTCATGCCGACGAAGTGCGCGAGGGCGGCGAAGAGGTGGCCTCCAGCGAAGTCACTTTGCAGATCTTGGACCCGCAGACTGAAGAAGCAATCTATGAGTTCACCGGTTCGCTTCTGCCTGATGCGCGTGACGATTACGGCAACTCCTACTACCTGCCCGACGTCGTTTCTTCTCAAACCGACGCCGTGGAAGTCATGGTGGGTGTTACCGGCGAGGAAGCCGTGATTGAACCCGGCACCGCCGCCTATGGGTACGCGGACAATGGGACGACGGCTTGGGCTGAGTCTGACGTTTTGGTTTGCTTTACCGAAGGCACCACGACATTCGACGCTCAGGCCTATACCAAGGCCTGCAACAAGCTCAAGAACACGCAGTACGATTTTATGTACCTGGCCTCCGGCGGTACGCAGGCTAAGCCTTTGCTTCAGCAGCTTGCTCTGTTGGCCTATGACACCAACAAGCAGCTTCGCTTTGACGTGCCGGGAAACCTCACGGTGGAGGCCGCCATTGCTTGGGTCGAAGACCTTAATTTCGGTGCCAACAAGGCGGCGCACCTGTTGCAGGCTTTCTGGACTCCGCTCAAGACTGACGACCCCACTGGCGTCAATCCGAAGTCCTATATCGGTACTGCCACACTCAACATTGCGCTTGCTTGCGGTCGCAATGCCGTGAAGAACGCCAAGGGCTTTGCTGCCAAGAACTACCCGATTGCGGGCCGTGAATGGCAGGTGAACCGTACCGGCATTGTGCAGACATGGGAAACCGAGAACAAGCAGAAAGAATTGAACATGCTTGCGAAGGCCAAGATCAACCCCGTGATTTACGAAACGTACACGGGTGGCGGTCGCTATGTGTTCTTCGACTCGATTACGTGCGCCAAGGTCGAGCAGTCTCAGCGCAAGCTGATTGCTGTGGCCGATATGTCTACTGACATTGATGACCGCGTGACCCGCACCGGTAAGGACTATCTCCAATTGCCGATGGATATCTGCATCAAGCGCACGGCGGACTATCTTAGAGACCTGTTCGCTGGTGCCCAGGCAAGCGGTTGGCTGGTTGCCTCCAATGACCCGGCAATGGGCGGTGCTGCGTACCGCTTCGAAGTTGCGGCAAATCAGGCGCGCCCCTATGACGCCATGGATGTCCGCTACTGGATGCGATACACCGGTACGACCCGACAGATTTTTGTCACCCAGACTTTGACTCGATAAGGACAGCTCAAATGACTCTTTTTGACAACCTCATGCGCGATGCGATGCAGGCCCAGCCCATCGTGAAGAAGACCAAGAGCGCCACGATGGACTCTTGCGATACGGGCGAAAAGAAGAAAGTTTCGATGGATGATGCCGGCGGAGATTACGCCGTCAAGAACATCAAGTTGCAAGCCGTTTCCACGCTTCAGCAGTGGGCAGAAACGGAGGCCGATGATCTTGATGAAGGCGAAACCCTTGCCGATCGCCTCATCGCCATGTTCGTTGGCATTGCAGATGCCAATAAGGATGGCGAAATCACCGAAGACGAACAGGGCGTCATTGAAGTGGCCATGAATGCCGCTTGGGACTACCTGACCTCCAAGGGTGTCTCCGACGAAGATTGCGAAGCGCTGTTCAACGACGCCGACAAGGATGCCGCCGAACGCGTGCGCGATCTGCTCGCTGAAGAACTTCCCGAAGGTGACGAAGCAGACGAAGACATCGACAACTTTGTCTTTTCCGAAGAAGACCAGGAGCCGCTGCTTGACTGCGTTTCCAATGCCGTTCTGGATGCCGTCTACAAGAAGACGTTTGCCATTCGCAAGGGCAAGAAGGTTCGTATCAACAAGCGCGTCTCCGGCAAGGTGCGTCTGTCTGCCAAGCAGAAGGTCGCCATCCGCAAGGCCCAGATGAAGTCTCATAGCGCCGCAGCTCAGATGCGCCGCATGAAGTCCATGCGCATTCGCCGCAAGTCGGGCCTGAAGTAAACCTTTCGATTCTCTCCCGAAGGTGGCGCTGAGAGGGTTTTGGCAAAGACTCTTTCAGCGCCTTTTTTGCAAAGACTATGAGCACAAGCACAGCAAACGCATCGGCAAACACCTATACAGGGCTTTGGGATGGTCTGAATGAGCACCTTATTGCCTCCTTTTTTGAGGTTGAAAAAACGGGAAACGATACCTGGCAGCGAAAAACAGATTCACCTACGGTCAAGGCTCCTCTGGTGGATGCAAACCTTGAGGTCGATTTGCAGTGGCAGTCGCCTTTTGAGCAGGCGTCGCCGGAAACGAAGGCTCCCGCACTGTTTGCTCTGCTCCAGTCCGGCTCTTTACAACCAGTGGTGGACGCGGTTGTGGGCGGAGTCACTTCAACAAAGGGGGCCGCAGAGTTCTTGAGCCGATTTGAAGGCCGAACCGGCATCACCAAGCTCAATTCGACACAGATTTTCAACGGTATGCCGCCGATGAAGATCACGGCAACCGTGCTTTTGAGAGCCTGGCGAGACGCGGACACCGAAGTCGAAGAACTCATGGATCAGCTCATGGAGTGGGCGTTGCCGGTGGAGTTGTCAAGAGACGCCTCGATTCTGGCCAGGGCTGCCGAGACGGTGAGAGGTGACATGGAATACATCGAAGCGATGATGCCGTCTAAATCTCCGGTCAAGATCGGTCTGACATACAAAGGCAGAACCTTTCAGCCTCTGGTAATCGAGTCCATTGGAATGCCGTTGAGCTCCCCCATCAATTCGGACGGCAAGTTCGTTCATTTGCAGGTACCGATCACGCTGTGTTCGCTCACGGCCATTGATCGGCAGGACTGGGTGAATGTGACGCGTGGCTCGGCCAATGCCGGTCTTGTTAGCGTGTAAGGAGAAAAAATGATCTACTTTCCCGTTCTTAGAACGCGCCGTTTTTCGGTGCAGCTCAAAGAACTGACAATCGGGCAGAGCATTGCTCTGGCCAAACTTCCGGTCCATCTTGAGCAGGCGGAGATAACAACGTTTCTGAAGTTTGCCATCGACAGCGTTGAGGGTACATCCGAAGACCCGTCCGAGTGGACCGTGCAAGAAAGAACCCTTGCACTTTGCCACTATCTGGCTGCGACAAACTCCGAAAATCCCGATTTTGAGGTCGGGGCGGGTCGCTATTCAGACTACTTTGACGGTTCCGCCGACGGTAATGATGCGCGACCCGTGCCGTTGGGCGAAGTGGGCGGAGACGAGTGGCACCTGTTTGACCTCACTGGCAGAGACGCCGAAGTCATCGAGTCGCTACAGGGTGAACTCAAGGACGGCATGGGTGAGGCATTTGAAGGCAGAGTCTTTTGGCTGTTGGGAGCTATGGCGGCACAGATGCGCCGCAAGGATGAGGGCAAAAAGGACGAGTTGCCTTCCGGCGAGTACGAACAATTTGTGTTCGAGCGCATGAAGGTTTTTGCCGCTTTCCCGGAAAGCGACTTCTCCGAGTTGCTGGCGATGTTTTTGCAGAAACGCCGGTCTCTGATGCACTTCTTCGATATTGATTTCTCGGATACGGGAATTGTGTGTCTGCCGAAGGAGGCGGCGGCGGAAAAGAATCTGCCGCCGGCCCGATTTCCGGTCAGTACCTGCCTCAATGCGGGAACGCTTGGCCTACTCGGAAAGCCTGTTTGAAGTTGCTTCAATGATGACGCTCTACACATCGACCTCTTTGCAAAGCGCCTTGATGATGCCAAGAAGCGATCTTGAGGCATTTTTTGAGGGTAAGCCCTTTGAGAATTGGAAAAAGCAGAAGGAGATCGAGGCGAAGAACTTTGTCGGCGTTTGTGACCGTCTCAATGAAATCATCCGCGGTTGCAACGCTATCTGCAAGACCATTGCGAGAGCTCGATAAATGTTCGGAAAAAACAGGACGGACGATTGAGCCTGAGCCGCCACAATCTGCCTTATAGCTTGGTTTTATTTGGTTTGAGGAACCAACAAAAATGACTGTTTCTAATGCTTCTTATCTCAAGACCTTCTATGACAAGACCGTCGCGCACGGTGCCAAGGTCATTTCGAGCGATTTCACGCTTGAGATTGAAGGCTTCGAGGATTACTGGCTGCTTTGCAAGCAGGCTCCGTGGCCCGAACTGTCTTCTCAGGGCGAAATTGAAATCCCGACTCCGTTGGGCAGCATGATGTACCAGCCGCAGCAGATTCGCACGGCGCAGCAGGGGCAGATCAGCTTCTACGAAACGGTTGTCGGTGACATTGACAACCTTATGCTGGAACTCATTGCGCAAAGCGGCGCATACTCCGGCGCTCGCAGCACGTTCAACTGCAAGATTTACGAGGGCACGCCTGAGAAGTATCTGCGCTACAAGCGCCTGATCGATTGCTTCGTTCAGCTTGATACCGTTGATCGCGATTGGGAAAACCGCACTCAGCCGCTGATGGTTCAGGGCACGATGTTCTTCCACTATTTTGGCGAGACGGTTGAAGGTAACAGCTCCGACTACAACTGATCGGAGGTCATAGATGCCCCGCAGCATCAATGAATTGGCCGCTGATTTGTGTCAAACGGAGCGGCCGGTGGGCGTCATCCTCTCGGACGTGTCAGTGAAGGGATTGTTGATTGCGGCCGTGCGCTTCTATGCGGGTTACGCAAACTTAACGGAGTCCGGAGAAGAGCGCACGGAGGTTGAAGACATCAACGAGGAAACGACCCTGACCCTGAGTGAGTGGAGCATCATCCGACCGCTGTATCTGCTTTACGTGGAACGCGAAACGGCGCTTCAGCTTGAGGCGACTCGCGTAATGGGCGCGGACCCGTTTGGGAGAAGCTCCAGCGAAATCGCCGCCGAGATTCAGCAGGTCGAAGGCGAGATGGCCAACAAGGCCTACGTCGAGCCATATCTGACGGTGTGACAAAGTGATTCTTTTTCTCTCCAATGGGCGGCAGATCAGAGGCGACCTGATTGACCAGGCTATCTTGCGCTCTGACCTGTCGCCCATTCCCGTCACGCTGGAGGCGGATATTCGAGCAGGCGATGATGATTTTGAAGCACGTCTGCAAGAGGGGCAGTTGCTAAAGACTGTTTCCGGTGATGAGTTCTACATCATCAAGTCCGAAAGAACCGCCTCCCGTGCGTCTTTGGGAGACAAGGAACTTGCAGGGTTTCGCATCACGGCCCTTCTGAATTGTTGCTTGTCTGTGGCATATGTGCGCAGTCGAGCCATCATCAAAGAAAACGCAACCTTGTCGGCCATCTACCGAGCGGCCGGGGCCAGCATACCGTCCATTCAGTCGGATTTTCCTGTCCCTCGGTTTTATTGCCCGATCGGGCAGACGCCAACCTTTCACATTGCCCGCGTTTTGCAAGAGGAAGGGGGCGTTGTGCGGTGGAAAAACTCCAAATTGCAGTTCATCCGCTTGCAAGGCATTTTGGACGGCAAAGTTGTTCGAACATTGCCGGAAACAGCGGCATTAGACGTGAACACGGGATTTCTGGAACGCCATGAGGTGCCCTGGTTCTTTTCCTTGGATGAGACCGGTGGTTTTGTGTTCGGAAATCGAGACAAACCGCGATCGGTGCAGTTTTCGCCATTCAAAAACGTGCAGCGGCTGCGCAATCTGACTCGCTGCCTGATTCACCGAAAGACCGCGAAGATTCTCTACGACATCAATATTTGTGCCGGTGATGTCATTGCTTTTACCGGAGGGACAAAGTACGCCGTGATAACTGCCGCGCACGTCTTTAAGTCCGGATCTACTGATGGAGGGGCTACGGAGGCCTTCACGCGTCTTTGGCTGGGGGAGGTTGAACAATGACGGTTCAGTACGGGCTTTTGCCGGGGCGCTACCCGGCCATTGTTCATTCCTACGACAAGGCGCGACGCACTTGCCGCGTGGAAATACCCGGTCTGACGGATGGTGCAGATGTGATGCCGGAAGCGGAAATCGAGTACGCAATCGGAGATAAGTCCGCTCACAGTTCTTACCCGACCGAAATAGAAATTCTGCCGGGAGACACTGTTTGGATTGCTTTTATCGGCGGAGATCCGCGCTATCCGATTGTTACAGGCTATCGAAACCCTCAATCAGGAAATACATCGGATTGGCGTCGCATTCACCACGCCAACATCGAGCTGCTGGCAGACGGGACGATGCGCCTGAAGGTCGGAAGCTCTGAAATTGTCCTGACGCCTGACTCAATCAAGATGACGGCTGGCCGAATCGACCTCAACTAAGAGGGAAAGAAATGGCGGTGATCTGGTCTCCCGATCCATCGATTGTGCCGTGGTTTTCCATCTATGCGCACGAATCTTGGACGCAAACCATTACGGCCACTGTTGCCCCGCCGGAAGGAGGTGGTGAAGGCGGCGGTGGAAGTGACGGAGGAGGCAGTACAACGCCGCCCGCCACGATCACGGGGTTTGAGGCAAGCGTAACGCCGAACACGCTAACGAACCTACAGGTGCAGACAAGCGCCTCGGGCGTCACGCTATCGGCCCCCGAAGGCCTGTCCGAAGCCTTCCCGCTTGTCGATCTTGAGTACCAGATTAATCGAGTCGAGTACCACGTCACGAAGTGGGAAGACCTTCCGGAAGAAGCCGACGAAATGATCAATTACCAGCCAGATCCATCGAACCAGAAAGACTGGAGCGTTACGGTCACGGCTTTTTTGTCGGACGGGACTTCTGAAACGGCGGTTTTCACGCTCCGACTTTTGCAGAACTACGACCCTGGTAAGGTCGCTTTGAAGGAGGCTGTTGATGCCCGCCGTATCTCGTAAAGGTGACCCATGCACGGGTCACGGGAATTTTCCGCCAAGGGCAAACGACCAGGGCTCGGACAACGTCTTTGTCAACGGTATCGGAGCGCATCGTCAAGGCGACCATTGGCCGGCGCACTGCTCAGGCGACTCGTGCCACGAATCTACGACTTCGGCAGGGTCCTCCACGGTCTATGTAAACGGCAAGCAGCTTGTTCGCATTGGCGACCCGTTAGCGTGCGGGAGTGTTGTAGCAAAGGGATCGAAGAATGTTTTTGCGGGAGGATAGATTTTGGATACATAAAAAGAAAACGCCACTCCTCACCGTTTCCCCGAGTGGTCTCAGGTCTTGGAATGGCGCCCTACGGCTTGAATGTCAGTATCCCTAAAACGGAACTCGGCCTTAGGCCGGGATACACCCATCAAGCTTTCGTTTTCTGTACTTGGAGTGTAGCAAAAACATCCATCGGTAACAGTTTCGGAAAAACAGACGAGTGGAAGATTGACGGCACCGCAAAATGTGAAGAAATCGTTCACCTTTAAGGACTGTCAATGGATGCACTACAAAGAGCGGGTTTGCTCAGGGAGCTACTCGCGGCAAAAGACCAACTGAAGGCCGCGGTTGGTCTGGCAAAAGCAAAAGCGGTGGCGACGATCTTGGATTTGCGAAAGCGCTTGCAGATGCCAACGACGGACAAGGGCAAGGAAACGCCTATCGAAGAAGTTTTGAAGATGTCTTTTGTGCCTCTGGAGCTTAAAGATGTTTTGGAGAACCAAAATGCGAAGTACATTCAGGGGCAATCAAAAGTCAATTGGCGCGATATTAAAGATCTGGATGATGAGCTCAACTTTCCCTATTTGTCCGGCAACACGCGTCTCGATGTAGAAAAATACGCAAAGTACGTCCGCACAGCGAAGAAGATTTGCAAGGCTTACGGAATCACGATTCCTGCAGAAGAGAAGAAGGTGATGGACCGAATCCTGAAAGAGGATAGGGTCTATGCCAAGCTTCGCAAGCAGGAATCTGAGGAATCAGACGCCAAGTATCAGATTCAGTACCAAGGCGACATTGCCTGGAGAAACGAGCGCATTTACGATAACTTGGATCGAACTGGCGTGATTCTTGAGAGCCTTGGCCGCGGATATTCGCCGCAGGGAGAGATGTTGCCGAGTTCGGTCAACGGTGCCAAAAGAGGCAAGCCGATGGACCATGAAAGCGCAAACGGAAGACGCGCTAATCCGTTCTACGACCCGCTTTCGAAGGACGAAAGCTACTCCAGAAACTGTCAGACTTGTGTCGTGGCCTACGAAATGCGACGTCGAGGATACGATGTGATGGCTGGTCCAAAGATAGACCACCGTTCAAACGCGAGCTGCACGGTCTCCTACCTGTTCACCTTGCCGTGGATTGACCCGAAGACAGGTGCGTACCCCATCGAGCAGGTTAATGTGAAGGTCCGAAACGTGAAGAGTGCCATCAAGTGGTTCGAAGAGACCGTGAAGGCCGGCGAGCGATACATTCTCAAGGTTGTCTGGAAGTCAAAGAAATTCGGCCACGTTATGATTTTGAATCGTGACGATGAAGGCAAGTTGTTTATCTACGATCCACAGACTGGATGGAAGTACGAAAAGCCCGAAGAGATCCAATACGTGCTCAAGAAAATCAAGTTCTTCTACGAGCCGTTCAATTTCTCGCCGGCTCTTCTCCGTTGCGATAATCTCGAACTGAACATGCCTGTTGTCCGAAAGATCATAAGGAAGAGAGATGGTACAGAACCGAATTAAAGAGCTTTGCGCGGAAAGAGGCTACAACTCTTTCAATTACCTTGGTCAGTGGAACGGGTTCGATGTGTACGAGCCGGACACGGATTCCGATGAGGGAGCCGGAGCAATCCCAAGTACCGGTTTGCCGTTCTTTTTCTTGGCGCAGGGAGAGGAAGTTCGGGTAACAGCGCCGAACGAAGCGTTCGAAATCCTCGATGCGCTCTATCCGGACGAAGAGGAACCTGAAGAAGAGGATTTAGAAGACGAAGATGAATCCGATGTAGACGGATAAATTGAACGATTTTCGAGATAAGAGCCCTGCTTTGCGCGGGGCTTTTTTATGCCCGTGGAATCGGAAAATCGGCACCGGACGGCTCACTTGCGGGCTTCAAAATGTAAACACTATCAACACGCATAGTGAGCTCATAAATGCAGAACCTCCTTTTTTCATTTGAAGATTTGTCGGACAAGGACAAAGCCTTGCGACAAATTCAGCGCACGTTTACGCGCATGGGCGCGAACGTGGTGCAGACGGATATTCCGAGCGGTACAAAGCGCCGCGCAGGCATTTCCTATAAAGAGGTCACATTGACCTTTGCCGATGGTCAGACTGTGACTTTTTGCGTCAAGAAGACTGGCGACATCTTTCAGGTGAAGCTCAACAACAAGGCTTTGCCGATTCGTAACCAGGAAGATCAGAAAAAGGCCTTGCAGGAAATCGTTGACGCGATGGACAAGGGCCGCAGCGCATTCCAAAAGCGTCAGGCAATGATCAAGGTTCAGCCGCCCAAGTCCATCCGAACGGCCGCGCCGAAGATGCAGGAAGTGCTTTCCAATCGCAAGGCCGAATTGCAGGCGGCCATTGAAGAAGCCAAAGCTGAATTGGCTTCGCTGCGACAGCAGATTGTCGATGTTGACGGCGAAATCAACAAGTACCAGACCGATACCGTGGTCTAAAGAGGGTCAATCACATGAAGCGAATCTATTGGGACAAGGAAGCCCAGCCCATTGGCGTGAATCTCACTCAGGCTCTCTACGAGATGCGTCTCGAAGACGGCGATAACCAGTTGTTGCTCGATAGCGTTACGGTGGACGAAATCATGCAGGATGCCGACGAGACGGTGAGCATGGACGCCCTGGTGACGCCTTACTCGAAGCTTGAACGCCGAATGACTGTCATGCAGGCCGTCATGAATCGTACGGGCACAGACGTAAAGGTGCTTGCAATGCAGGTTACGCAACCCTTCAAAAATCGAGGCGTGACGAACGTTGCCGCTGTGTTCGAGCTCTCCGACGGTCAGACGATCTCGGTTTATTTCCACAATCCGGATACCACGCCTAACCGTCTTGCGCCGACGGACGAAATGATTTCGTGGAAATGGCTTCTCAACAAGAAGGACGTGACGATTGCGGTCGCTCCGGAGCAGGGCAAGGACCTGAATATTCACGAAGTGGCTCGCCGACTGATGCGCCTAGCCGATCGAAACTCCGCCGCATTTGCACGCGCAAACCAGCGCCGTGCCGAGCGACTTCAGGCCATTCAGGCGGCCAAGAATGAGGTTTCTCAGCTCGAAGAAGAACTAGCAGGCCTTCAGAAGGACATTGAAGCAGCTCGAATCGAACTCGAAGACAAACAGAGCAAGCGAGACATTGAAAAGAGTGCCTACGAAACCCGAAAAGCCGAGCGTGAACGTATGGAAGCCGAACGAAAGGCCAAGGAAGAGGCCGAACGACTTGCCGCAGAAGAGCGCGCTCGTCAAGAGGAAGAACAACGCAAGGCAGCCGAAGAGCAAGCCAAGCGCGAGCAGGAAGAAGAGCTTGAACGGCAGCACAACGCTGAACCTCAGAAGCCTGAAGACCAAACCGTTCCCAACGACCTCGATCTCGCAACCGACATGAAGGTTGTGCAGTCGATCATCGACAAGACTCACCCGAAGATCAGTTCGCCGGATTTGTTTGCCGACATTGAGGCTCTCTGGAACCGATACGAAGGCAAAAACGACTCGATGATTGATTTGCTCAACAAGGCTATCGAAGCCTGGAGCGAAGTTGCCAATGATCTCACCAAGAACGTTGCTTGACGAGGATTGATCAACTATGACAGATGCACTGAAGGGCATTGCCCGTGCGCGTACGCTTGCGCAGCTACTGCGGGCAAAAGCGCAATCTCTTACGGCAAAAGGACTTGAAAAGGCCAAGTTGGTGAAGTCCATTCTGGACTTGCGCAATATGTTGGGATTCGGCAAGGAAGACCTTTACGTCACGGTTCCGGTTGACCCGAGAGAACCTGCTGAAGGTGACGCCCGTATCTCGACGGCTGAGTATTTCAGCGTGCGCGTCAAGGGCTCTACGAGCCGCCAGAAGCTCAATGACGAGGCCGTTGCAGTTCTCAAGCGTCTTGAAGCAAATCCTGAAGCGGCGATCAGCGAGGCAGATAAGTTTATTTTGGCCAAGTACACGGGTAACGGAGGTGGCCTGATTGGAGTCGACGGCCTCAAGGGCAGCGCCTACGAGTATTACACGCCAAAGCCCATTGCCGAGGGCATTTGGGAAATTCTTCAGGACAACGGATTTGCCGGTGGCAAGGTGCTAGACCCGTCTGCCGGTACCGGTATCTTTGGCGCAACGGCTCCGCTCAATGCCGCGGTTGACTCCGTTGAATTGAGCGAGGTCAGCGGCCGAATCAATCAAATCATCAACGGCGGTACTGGGTACACAGTCACTATCAGCCCGTTTGAAAGAGTTGCGGCCGCTACTCCGGACCGCACCTATGATGCTGTTGTTACGAATGTGCCGTTCGGTGAAAAGGCCGACCGCGGTACAAACTACCTGTTGGACGAGAAGTATCAGGAAGAACCGCTGGAGAATTACTTCATCTTGCGCTCCCTTGAAAAGCTCCGTCCGAACGGTATGGCGGCTTTCATTGTCCCGACTCGTTGCATTTCAGGCAAGGACGGCAAACAGGTCAGTTTGCGAGAACGCGCTAGCCTGATGGCCGAGTTTGTCGGCGGCTATCGGCTGCCAACGGGAACTTTCAGCAGCGCCGATACGGATACCGTGACCGACGTGATGTTCTTCAGAAAGTTCAGCGATGAGGTGGCCGAAAAGATCGAAGAACTGCGAGCGCAGAACCCCGCAGTTCTGACCGAATCCAAGGTTCTGTGGGAAGACTTCATCGAAGGAAACTACTTCAGGACCGCTGAAGGCCATCCATATGTTCTAGGCGAATTTGTGGCCAGCGACCCGAACAAGTTCCGCGATGTCGACAAGGTGCTCAACAACGCCAGCATCAACGAACTTAAGGACATCATGCGCGAAAAGAAGCTCCCGCGCAGTCGAATCGGTTGGGAATTGCTCAATGCGACCGAGACCGAGCCGATCGTATACAACGAAGGAGATCACATCACGCAGGCCGGTGTTACGCTCGAAATGCGAGACGGCGTGTGGGTTGCTTTGCCTAAGACCGAAAGTGACACGGGCGTTGCTCAGGTGCTTGCCAAATGTGCAAACCCGTACAAGGCTTTCGAATCGAAGGTGTCTTTAGATCAAGCCATGGGGCTGATCGAGAAGATGGAAGCTACGTCGCAGTCTCTTGACATTCCGGTGTGGCTTGCCGGCGTCAAGCGCGGTCTGGCTGACTTTGGAGAAAACGACCGTAAGAAGCACTGGAAGAAGGCGCTGGTCGCATTGTCAGTTGAACAGGTTCTCGAAGAGCGCAGTGACGAAAGCGATGTCAATTTCTCCGAAGAGTACAAGGTGCTCACGGAGGCTATGCGCACGGCCAACATCACGCAGGCCGATGTGAGCAAGGTTAAGGGCAACATTTCCAATGCTTACCGCCTTGCTCGTATTCACTACACGAAAAAGAACGGCTACAGCGACCGTTGGTTGGGCAAGATCAAAGAGACGGTATCCCAGTCAGACGAAATTGTTCAGGCAGCCGGTACTCCCGAATCGATCTTCGCCAACAAGTGCTACACGAGCAAAACTCCCTGGCAGACGATCGAAACTGCAAGGGAAGTGTTCGGAGAATCGTTTGACCCGCTCTCCGATGACGCCTGGTGCATTTCCGGTGACGGAAAGACCGTTTGCCGTGTGGATGACTACTTTGTTGGAAACTACGGTCAGTTCCTGTCTCGCATTGATGCGGAAATTGAGGCCGCAGGCGATGAAAAGATCAAAGCCAAACTGCTCCGTCAGCGCATTCTAGCTGCCGATCGCGTTCAGAAGGTTGATACGTCGCGCCTTTCCTTCAACCTGCACTCGCCTTATGTAACGGCGCAGGAAAAGGTGATGTTCCTGAAGGCGTTCGTGACCGATGCCGCAGTCGAAAGCACGGACGAAAACGGAAGAGCTCTGGCCGACATCCAAATTTCAAACCCGAAGACCGATAAGGAAAAACTCCTCAACCGCATGGGTGACTACCTGATGAAAGGGACTGTTACCCTGGGTGGTGTCAAGCTCGAAACCATGGAAGCTCGCGATGGACTGTTGGCACTAAGTGCGATGATTGCTAGCGCCAATGAGCAGTTCAATGCCTGGGTCAAGAGCAACAAGACCATTATGGCCCGCATGGAAAAGCGCGCTTCTGACCCTGAAAAGCTCCGTTTCTCCGCAGCCGAAGACGAGTCCGAGCTGTCGATTCCCGGCATGAAGCCCGAAATCAAACTGCACGGCTATCAGTGCTCTTATGTACGAAAGATGGGGCGCGAATTCGGCGGCATCAACGGCTTCGGCGTAGGCCTCGGCAAGACCTTTACCGCCTTGGCCGCAGTGCAGCACGTGCAGGCGATCGGCGTCAAAAAGAAGACGCTGTTCGTGGTGCCCAATTCCGTGCTATCCAACTGGAAGAAAGAGGCTGGCCGCGCCTATGCGACCCTGGATGATTGCCTTTTCGTGGGGTTGCGAACTAACAAGGCGGGCAAGGCCGTTGTGAATTCGAGCGCATACGACGAAGACCTTCATGAGATCGTCAACAATCGTCACTCCAAGATTTTCATGACGATGGAGGCGTTTGAGCGCATCAAACTTCGAGATGAAACGATCGAAGACTATATGTCGTATCTGCGCACTGTGGACAACAGTATTGCCTTGTCGGAGAGCAAAAAGGATGATGAGCGAAAGAAGGGTAAGGCTGCTGGTTATGCAGAAATTCTGCGTAAAAAGACGGGGGCTGCGCCGTATCTTGAAGACCTCGGCATTGACAGCATCGTCATCGACGAGGCGCATATGTATAAGAACTCTGCACAAACTTATGAGTTCAAAGGCGCGCGATACCTTCCGGAGGCAACGGCCTCTCGACGCGGCATTGACGCACAGGCTAAGGCTTGGTATGTGCGCGGAGGCTCTACGCTAGGCGACGGCGTTTTGATGCTTACGGCCACACCGATTACCAATAGCCCGATTGAGATCTACTCGATGCTTTCGTTGGCAGTTGGTCAAGAGCGCGTCAACGATGCCTGCCTGGGCATTCACGGTGCTGATGACTTCATGAAGACCATGTGCATGACCACGACCGAAGAAACAACCCGTATTGACGGCTCGCCCGGCATGGGTTCTGTCTTTACCGGTCTCGACAACCTCGATGTTCTGCGAAAGTCTCTGGGAGACGTGGCGACGATTAAGTCAGCTGAAGACGTGGGCGCATCGGTGGTTATTCCTGATCGCGATGAAAAGGCAACCGTGGTGTCCATGACGACCGACATGAGCCTGCAGATGGAGCGCCTGAAGGAAGCCTATCGGTACGCTTCTGATCTGGCCAAGGAGCGTCAACCCGAGCCGGCTTATGCCGCCTCTTATGAATCGGTTCAGGCTGAATTCGGCGAGCCCGTGGAAATCATTGCTCATCCGTTCAATCTGATCAAAAAGATGACGGCACTGATCGCTGATCCTGAATTGGTGACAGGCGAGAGCTTCTACCAGATTCAGCCCGGCGAAGAAGAGCTGGCGGGCAAGGTAATTGATGAGTTCAACGCGAAGAAATTCAAGGAAGAGCGCAATTACATGGCTCCGGACAAGCTCGTCAATGACCAGGGGAACATCAAGATCACCACGAAGAAAGACGGTGACGTTGAGGTCGAAACCTACACTTTGACTATCACCGGCCGATTGATGGAAGGAGAGGTGCCTCAGATTTGTATTGACTCGACGAACTTCAAGGTTCAAAGCGCTCTTGAAGATATTGCCGCGAAACACGGTTTGGAACTGGACGTTCATGACTCTCCGAAACTTTCGGCAATGCTTGAGAATTTCAAGAATGAAATGGCTCACCCGCGCGGCATGATTGATGCTGAAACAAAGTCTCCCATCGTCAAGCAGATCATCTTCTGCGACATGCTCGGGCTTCACAGCAAGATTCGCCGACTGCTTCAGAAACGCTGTGGCATTTCTGCCGGCAAAATCGCCATTGTGACGGGGCAGACCAACAACACGCCCGAAGAGATTCAGGGCGTGCAGGATGGGTTCAATGCGCAGGGCGAAGATAACCGCTTCCAGGTCATCATTGCCAATGAAAAGGCCGAAGTTGGCATCAACCTGCAAAAGGGCACGCAGGCTATCCATCACCTCACGATCGGATGGACTCCTGATAGCCTTGAACAGCGCAACGGGCGCGGAGCGCGACAGGGCAACAAGACGCAGATGGTCCGAATCTACTACTACGATGCTGACGGCAGTTTTGATGTGCTCAAGCGCAAGATGGTGAATTCCAAGAACGATTGGATTAGCAACGTCACGGATCTCAACGGCGGCAGCAAGGTGACCGTTACTGGCGGCCTGTCCAATGAAGACTATGACGCTCTGATTCGTTCGGCGGGTGATCCTGAAGCCATGAAGCGTTACGAAGAAGAGAAACAGCAGCGCGAAGCTCTCGCTCGCGCCCAGGGCAATCGCGAGCGTCAGCGCGTCAATTTGGACACCATAGCCAAGCAGACACGATTCCTGAGCAAATATGACGAAGTGTCGAAACTGGCCGTCGAACGCGTGACTGCTCTTTGGACTTTGGATAACGCTTGCGCCAAGCTCCAAAAGAAGGTTGAAAAGCCGAATCCGCGCCCGAGTGACCTTAAAAAGTACGCGGCTTTGCAGGCTATGCGTGATGCCAAGGCCGAAGAGTTGGATTCCTGCATCAAGTTCTTCCATACCGAGAGCTACGGCGAAGAACCGAAGCAGTTGGAAAACGCAATGGCCATGATCGAAACGGTCAACAGCGGCTGGAGAGTGCCGAAGAACGCGGAGGATGCTGCAAGGTACATCGGTAGTGACCGGTATCGCTTGGATGTGGACAGCACCTCTTCGCTGTATGGCGAGTGGCAGTCCCTTGTTGAGCAGGCCAAAGGCATGATCGAACAGTCTGCCGCCTCCTACGAAGAGCAGGCCAAGGAAGAAGGAGCGTTGCCATCGGGTATGGCGCAGGCAGTACGAGAAGGAAATGCCGAGGTTGTCAACGGCCACGCCATCATGGTCGGGATGTTCTTCCGTGACGATGATTGCCTGAGTCTCGTTTATGGCAGGTCACGTTGGGGTGAATGGAATGTTGTATCCAGAGGATACGATGGCAGTTCGGCCTACCGTTACCTCAGAAATGACGGCTCGCAAAAATTCATCTATCCGGGCACTCCGGAATACGATGAATGCCTCGTTGAGGCGGCTGAAATCGAAGACGGCATTGCAACGAAGGGAGAGGTGTTCTCTGATTTCAGTGATCATTGCCAGGCCGTCTTGCAGTATCGTAAGACCGAAAAACTTGTCGAGTACTCCTGCGATACCGCAAGTCTGCCGTCGCCGTATTTCCCATACGTTGTTACCAGCGAAGAAATGATGGCGTGTCCGGCTTGTGCCGCAATTGGCCGCGAGCAAGCTGACATCGTGAAGTCTCGTTCCGGAAGTCGCTTCACCGTAGAGGCAACAGTTGACGTTAATTCCAACGATATGTCAGGGAATTGGCGAGGCCGCAACCAACGATTTGTCGAAGCTCTTGTTGTTTGGGCACGCGCACACAACCTGAAGGCAACATTCAACTATTCCTCTGATGGGTGGAGGATCTTTGCTAAAGACAAACTCGCTGATGCGGATTTCAGCGGCTTGCAGGATGCAAAGTCTGACCTCGAAATTGATGCTTATATCAATCGCCGAGTGTCTGAACTCCTTCCGGATGTTGATTTTGAGTCGGTTGAGCAGGTAATTCCTGAAAACATCAAGATTTTGGTGCAGAAACGAAAAGCAGATCTGCTCCCGGACGATAAGATCGTGGGGCTTTCGGGGGATACCTACCAATACAAGGATGACATCAAGGCTTTGTCTCTTAGCAGCGGCGAACGTGCTAAGTGGGATAGCTATCGAAAGGCATGGATTGTCCCGTATGTGGTCTACAAGAAGCTGATTGAACGCTATCCGAACGCCGTCAATCGCGTGGAAATCGTGGCAGCGGCCTAAACATGATTTAAGGAAAAAACATGTACACGGAATTTTTGTACGACTCTGACTACGTCAAGGCTCAAAAGGAGCAATTCCTTGCGAACCTTGAAGCAAACCGGAACACGCGAGACATCGTGGCCTTTGCCACACAGATGCTTGCTGATTGGCTTGAGAAAAAACCTCAGCGCTATCGCGACTTTGGTCCCTACTGGTGGGCTTTCAAGAAAATCCTGATTGCCCGAGGCCTGGCCAAGGGTGACGCCATGGACGAAGAGATTGCCGCTGTATATCGCGGCGGCGATGACGAAGAGACGGTGGTGCTCTGCCAACTCTTCATGGACGAGTATCGTGCGCGTTTCCTGATCGGTTCGAATCGGTTCACGCTGGACCCGGAAGAAATTGGAGATTACGTTCTCTATGACCCGGACTATGAGGTGAAAGCCTCTTAAGAACGGAAACCCCGTCACAACCAGGCGGGGTTTTTTAATTGACACATTGTAGCGCATGAGCTACACTTCTTCGCATGTTTAATGGAGGTTGCAGTGGATACCGAGACCGTCCAGTTCGTAGTGCGAACCACGGAAGAGTTTGATGCTTGGCTTCAAACCCTCAGAGCGAAGAACAAGCCTTTATCGCATCGTGTTACTCAACGCATGAAACGAATGTCCATGGGGAATCTTGGGGATGTGAAGGCAGTTGGTGGCAGGGTATCTGAGGCTCGGATTTTTTCGACGCCTGCTTTGCGTCTTTATTTCACAACCATGAATCAGATTGTCATTGTTCTGCTTTGTGGCGGAGATAAAAGTGACCAGCAGGGGGACATTGAAAAGGCGCAGCAAATAGCAGCTCGTCTTTTTGAAGAGGAAAAGCAAAATGAAGCTCAATGAATTTGATCCGTTGGATTACTTAAAGACGGAAGAGGATTGCCGTCTTGCGTTGATCGCGGCTTATGAAGAAGATCCCGGCGACGGTAGTCTGATTGCGGCTACTTTGGGCGATATTGCGAAGGCTCGGGGGATGAGCCAGTTGGCAAAAGAGACAGGTCTTTCTCGTGAAAATCTGTATCGTTCTCTGTCCGGCAAAGGGCGACCCGAGTTTGCAACGATTCTGAAGGTAAGCAAGGCTTTGGGATTTAACATGGCTCCCGTCGCACAGCATGCTTAGCACATGACTTCTGAGGCCTCCGATCGCAACGGAGGCTTTTCTTTTGCGGAAAAAAGACCAAAGAGAGCAATTGACCAGCTTGCAAAATTGCTTTCATGACCGCCGCAAATGAATTTACAGCGCCGGGAAAGTCAGCCGGCATCCTAAGCCGCGCTTTTTCTCCTCGTCGCTGGTACAACGAGAATGTAGCGCCTGCGCAGCAAATTACGCAGGCAGACACAACCCTCTACGGAGCGGGTGTGACGACCGTTGCCTCTCTTTTGGGGCAAGGGAAACGTGCAGCCCGTTCGCGTCAGCTCATCTACGAAAAGTGGATGAGGATGGAGGCTGACCCCATCATTTCAAGCGCTGTCAGCGTGTTGGTTACGGCGGCTCTCGGTGGGCACGAAACCACGGGTGACGTGGTGTTTATCGAGAAAAAGCCAATCGCGCGAGACAATCCTCAGCTTGAGCAAATGGTGGACGAAATCGCCCAGGATTTGGGGCCGATTTTCAACCAGATAGCCAATACGATGGCATTTACGGCGGCCATCTACGGCGATGCTTACGCACGCATTTATCTTGACCCCGAACGCGGCGTGATTGCGCTGAACTCCGATGAAATGGTGCGCCCTCAGTTGGTGCAGCCGTTTGAGAAAGGCGGCAAAACAATCGGCTACGCGGTATCTGTTGGTGAACGCAATTTCGAGCGATTGGACATTACGCAAATGGCGCGCATGAAGATGCCGCGCACGCAATGGATTCCTCAGTTTGGCGTCGTTGAAAAGTCGCTCCGATTGGCCATCCGTGAGGATGACCTTAAAAAGGCACCAATTTTGCCCGCAATGGTTGGCGGGTCTTTGCTGTACCGAGCCGAAGAGCCTTACGACAATTTGTATTTCTCGTTGCTCGGATTGGTCGGACAGCGTTGGGCCGACTCCATCGACGAACAGATGCTCATGGTCAACACGTCAGACATGACGAAAGACCAAAGAGAGATTCTGCTCAAGAGCGTGGTGAATATGCTCTCCCGTTCCAAGCAGTTGGCCGAAGAGGCGGTGAGTAAGGGGCGCCCGGTGATGAGTCGAATTCGTCACTTGATACCTGTCTTCAATGAAAAGCAGGCGCCGAGCCTCATGCCGGCAGGAGGTGGAGCCGGTCGGACCTCTCCTATCACGATCGAAGACATCATGCTGCACGCCCGGTTGCTTGCGGGCGCTCTCGGTGTTGATCTTTCGATGATCGGTTTTGCGGACCAAATGAGCGGCGGCCTCGGAGAAGGCGGTTTCTTCCGAGTTTCAGCGCAGGCGGCAGAACGCGCTCGCATCATTCGCACGTCGCTGGAGGAGTTCTTTGACTCGGTCATCAACATCCACACTTTGCGTCGTTATGGTCGAGTTTTCACGTATCAGGAAAAGCCTTGGGACGTGAACTTCTACTCGTCTATCTCGGCACTGGAAGCCGAAAAGCAAAGAACTCGCCTTGACTCTATCAATGCAGGCTCCATGCTCGCGCAGACTATCCAAATGCTCAAAGACATGGGCGCAGACAAAGAGTTCATGGAAAACTACTTGTGTAAGACCATGCAGCTCGATGAAGATCAGGCCAAGCTCTACGCAAGAATCGTCGACCAAAAGGTCCCCGGAGGCGAAGGTGAAGACGGCATGGGAGGCGAATAATGAGCCTCTACAACAACGTTGCGGCTAACCTCAAAGACCTTTCTACTGGGTCTTCCGGGGGCGTGCCGACAAGCATCAGTTCCGCCATTAGCTCGGGACTCGGCAAGGCGGCTAACGGAGCGATTGAGGCGTTCGGCGGCGGCAGTCTGGCAAAGCAGGTTGTTCAAGGAGCACAGGGCGTAGGAAACAGCTACGCCTCGGGCCTCGTCAATAAGTATTTGCCGGCAAGCTCTCAAAAGATCGTCAATGTCGGGATGACTGCCGGGGCTTCCTTGTCCAGCGGTGATGTGCAAGGGGCCGCCTCAAAGGTCATTTCGTCTGGTCTTTTTGGGCAGTTGTTCCCTGGCGCAAGAGGCATTCTGGCACAGGCCGCCTACTGGGGTACTGAGACGCCTCTGTTTGGCGGTTTGAGCCCTACGGACGCTAAGAAAATATACGATGAGATGCGTTCCGAGCGTTTGGCCAAACAAAACCTCTGGTTGCTTGAGGTGACGAGCAATCTCTCAGGGGGTGTCTACAACATTCCGTCACGCTTCAATCTGCTGGCAACAGGTGTTGAATACTCTCCGTTCATGACGGAAGGCGATGTCGTTAAGGTCGGCAGTTCCAATGTCGGCCTGGTGGAAAGCAGCGGACCGGTGGAACTCCAAATTACGACACTAGACGATCAAAACGGCTCGCTTAAACGGTGGTTTGCGCTACATCATGCGGCCGCAACGGCCAGAGATGGGACCGTGGGAGAACCCGGTAAATACGCCATCACGATTCGAATCGTGCATTCGTTTGTGGAAGAAAACGACAGTGCTTATGAAGATATAGGCATTTTCCGCCCTGAAAACCTCTCTGTCTCACTTTCTCGAAGCGATGACGCAATGGCGGAACTTCAGATGACTTTTGTTCAGCTTGATACGTTTATGGGGGTCAGATAAATGCCTTTGAAGAGTGATTCTCAGGGCTTTTTGGTTGGCGACCCCGTCAATCTCATTGACCTGGCAGAACAGTGGAAACAGGTAAGCGCAGACACCAGAGCAATTCGCTCTATGGTTTCTCGCATTGCTAGCGCTCTGGCCGTAAAAACTGACAAGGAACTGTCGAATCCTGGCGCAGGGCGGCAGGCCAATGAGGTCAGAACCGGAGAGCGTACAAGTGAACATCGACAGAACCAAAAGCCTGCAACGGTAAAACACCTCGTTGAGGTTGTACAACCCGGCAAACGGTTAAACCCCGGTTCTTCCGTTGCAACAAAGGTTACTCCGGAGGCTGATGTTGTTTCGCGTGATACGCCGCAGGCTCAAACTCCGGTGGCAGAACCGCGTGCTCAAGTTCCGGACAGTCAGAAGACGAAGCGGCAAAGAACAAGACAATTCGACAAATCTGACACCGTAGAGCCTAAGCGCGACGCAAAAGGTCGATTTGTGGGCAAGAAAAAGGCTGAGGGTGACAAGGATTCAGCCTCGTCGGAAAAGGCTGGAAAGCTTCTGCAAGGAGCCGCCGGCAAGCTTGCAGAAGTGGTCAAAGGTGCCGGCGAGGGCGTTGGTGAAAGCGATGCTGCGGTACAGGCTATGCAGGAAATTGCGCAACCGCTGTCCCGCGGCTTTGAGATTCTTGGTTTCGGCCGCAATTCCGAAGAGAACTGGTTGCGACGCATTTTTCGGTCGCTGACTCAATTCCGTAAGGAAGAAACGGTTTACAACAAGGCTCAGAACAAGACGCTCAAGGAAATTGCCGAAAAGCCACAGGTGCTAAGTAGCGTCAAAGAGGCTGGCGCGGGCATTGTCAGTCGTGCCAAGGAGTTTGGTGCCGGTGCGTTGGCTATCGGTAAATCTTTCGCCAAGCGAATCCCGCTTTTGGGTGCCCTGATCGAAGGTGGGTCGTCGCTTTTAGACATTTTCAGATCTGAAACCGACGAAACGAAGACGCGTGCCGAAAAAGACCAGGCCACAGGCAAGGCTGCCGGCAAGGGACTGGGGGCTGTCGGAGGCATGTTCGGCGGGGCCAAACTCGGTGCCATGATCGGTTCAGCTCTGGGCCCTGTCGGTACGGCGATAGGGACCATCGTCGGGGGTGCCGCAGGTGTCTTCTTTGGCGGCAGCGCAGGTTCGATCATCGGAGAGCAAATCGGCTCTTTTGTCGGCTATCTGCGCGAAGCGGACATTCCCGGCAAGATCATGTCCGTCTGGACCGGGTTCACTGACACGATCAAAGACGGATGGGACAGCGTCATGGAGAAGCTCTCCGGAGTCTGGAATAAGACAAAGGAGACAGTGGGCGGAGCCGTTGACTCTGCTAACAATTGGGTCAAGGAAAAGACCGGCATTGACATTGTTGGAAGCGTCAAGGGCGCTTTCAGCAAAGACGGAGCAATCGGAAGCAAATTTGTACGTCCCGAAGGTGAGGATTTCCGTATCGGTCGAAAGAAAACCGACCCGTGGCAGTTAGGTGCGACAAGCGAACTTTATGAATCCGGTAACCGAGGCGCGGGGGCTATTTCAAGCGGTAAAGGGGACCATGGTGGTGTCTCCTATGGGATGTACCAACTTTCAAGTTCGCAAGGAAGCGTACAAAAGTTCATCAAAGATGCCGGTTACGCTGAGCTCTTTGAGGGGAAGAAGGTCGGCTCGAAGGAGTTCAATGAGACTTGGAAGAATCTGGCCAAGTATGACCCGACCTTTGCCGCAGAACAGCGCAATTTCGTCAAACGCGAGTATTACGACAAGGCTCATGAAGGACTGAAGGCAAAAGGCATTGACCTGAGCACGCGCGGCCGCGCCGTGCAGGATGCCGTTTGGTCAACGGCGGTTCAGTTTGGTGCCGGCGGTGCATCGGACATGATGCAGAAGGCGCTCAAAGGCAAGAATGTTGCCGCAATGAGTGATGCAGAGATTGTCTCCGCACTTCAGGATTACAAGATTGCGAACAACTCCAAGCTCTTCAAATCTTCGAGCTGGCGCGTTCAGATGGGCACTCTCAACCGAGCGCGAAGCGAAAAGGAGCAGTTGTTGGCTTTGGCGCAGCAGGATGCTGTCACGACTTCTCCAAATGTAAATCAGACGGTTGTCGCCGCGGCGGGCGCAGACAGGTCAGGTCAAATCGTGAGAAGTCCAAAAGCGCCTGTAGCTCCGGCTACGACTGTTGCTGCCCGAAGCGTCAAGGAGAACATCAGGCAGCAGATGCGCCCGTCAGCGTCTTCTTCGCAGATTCAGATGGCGCGTGTGGAACAGCCGGTAGGCACGCTTGCAGATAAGAAACCCGCGGTTGTAAACGTGCAGGGCGAGATCGGTCAGGATGTTAAAGATCGTGCCATTGCCCATATCGTGACCGGCGGTATAGCCGTATAGGAAAAAAAGGGCAAGACGGTCAACGGGCCTTTTGTACGCTTAAAGCTATGGCAATCACGATTACAGGAAAAGACGTTCAGGCGATGGTCAGGCACTGGCTCAAGACGCCTGTGAACGGCTACTTAGGCTCTGACTACGGACAAGACCTCAAGAGCCTTCTACAGCGGCCTATGAACGAGGGCATGGGGGACGTTGTCTTGCAAAAGCTGAGGCAAGACGTACCTGTGCTGGGTGTCATACCGTCTGGATCTGTGAATTTGCTGAAAATTGACAGCTACCCGGACAAACGAACGTTTTGCATCGAGGTTGCCGGCAACTTGATTGAAATTGACTGACGACTTGGGTAGACAGAGGAAATGTATACCAAAGCGGATTTTTTGCAGAAAATCGAAGAGCTACTACCTTCGTACCCAACGATCAATGCTCTGTATCAGGCAGGGGACCCCCGAGTGCATCAGCAATTGGAAGCTCAGGCGGCCATGCTGGCCATGATGTCTGGGCAGATTGAAACAGCACAAAATGAGGTGTTTCAAAAGTCACGTGATTCGACTGTGCTGGCCGACGCCTCAATGCGAGGCATTGTAAGAAAAGGCAACGCCGCACGTGCGCGAGTCAAGTGCGTAAACAATGGAACGGAGTCGTTTACGGTAGAGTCCGGGCGCAATCTCTTTGACTCGTCCGGTCGAGTCTGGCATATCGAAACATCCGTAACTGTTGAACCTGCTGGCACGGGAACGTTTGAAGCTACTCAGAGGAGCATCGAAACCATCGTTCACACAGTTAGCAACACAGAGCCGTTTTATGCGATTGAAATTCCGCCGGCCGACGATGAGTCTTATCTGTGTGCTATTTCTGTCTATGACGATGACGGTAGTTTTGAATACCGCGAGGGGTACGTCAACACGCAAGCCGGTGAGCGCGTCTACCACGTCGAAGCCGATGAGCGGCAACGTATCTACGTCCGCTTCGGTTATGGCGACTTTGTTGCTTGGCAACCTGACGACGGAGACCAGATTTCGCTTGAAATATCGCGGACGAATGGAGACATTACGGTCGAATACGGTGCTCCGTTCTCTTTTGAGTATTTGCAGACGCCCGCGGAGAGCCAAGTAGAGCTCACGATGGATGCCATGCTCGAGGCTGGCGCCAACCCCATTTCAATGAATGTTCTTCGCGATATGGCGAAGTACCCGTCTGTGTACCAAAGTAATGCTGTTTTTCTCGGCGAGTTTGGCTTTTTGGTGCGCAAACACTTCCCGAACTTGCAGTTTCTCTCGGTCTGGAATGAGACACGAGAGGAACAGGCCCGCGGCGCAAGCGTGGACAACATCAATGCGCTTTTCGTTGCTTGTCTTTCTGCGGTTGGAGACGAAAAGGTCATCGAAGCCGAAGACTCAAGCAACCCGGATGAGCCTGAGCAAATTACCGGGGACGATTTGACCGGAACGCAGAAAGCCATTGAAGAATGCATTCTGAGGGCCGATGACAGCTACCGCGTGCGATTCTTCACGCCGGTGATTGTCAAGATACCGATGACGATTAAGGCTCGCGTTTCTACGTCTTATGTAGCACGAGATGTGAAGGGCAAGATCGAGGAAGTTATTCTGGAAGCCTATGGGAAAGAAGCGGCGGCTTGCAGAAGAGGCAATTTCAAGCCTTTAAACCGCGAAATCATCAAACTTCTGACAGATCGCGTCACAGCACTCAGCGACGGAAACGCAGATTTCGAGGTTTCCTTTAAAGATGAAATGAGCGAGTCCGTGCGTCCGGAACTTTGGAGATTTGTTGACGAAACGTCTCTTTCAGTCACGGTAGAAACAGCTAACATCACGCGTAACACATGGGGAGGCTAGTCAATGCCCGACATCAGCACCCATGAATACGACTTCGCAAATGCTGAACTGCCGTCTCTGACGCCTCTCAAAAAGAGCTTTGCGGCCGATCAGACAGAAACGGAACTCAAGGAAATCTTTTTGGAGGTTTTCAAGCAAACCCTTGCGGCGAGTACGTTTGACGTGAATGTCTCCGGTGCCGCTCATCTGGGTAGCTTTGACCTTGTGCGCCGAGTCATCACGACTGACGGCCTGTCGCTTCTGCAAGGGGACCGCGAAGAGCCCGCTGTGCGTTATCTCTACCGCGCCTGGATTGCCCGAGACAACCAGGGGCGCGGAATGCACTTTCTGCGCGCTTATCTGCAAACGTTGTTCCCGAACCTCTGTTCGGTCGAGCAAATGTGGCAGGACAAAGATGAGGTTTACCCGCTTGGGCTACATACGTCTCTGGACGGAGACGATTTCGTCATCGATCCTGAAAAGATGTACCTCACAAGCCGAGTAGAGATTGCGCTTGACCTCACGATTTCCACTCGGTCCATCACCACGTTAACCGACATCTTTCGAACGATTTTGCCTGCGAGACTGGTTCCGCAGTTTCGCTTCTGGTTGATCTTCAACATTTCGATTCAGTACAAGCTCGAAAGACGATTTTTTATGGAGAAGCACTCCGAGGTCTATATGCCTTGGAACGTTCTGCTTGTGACTGAACGTCCGTCAGCTCTCTGGTATCTGGGTCGAGACGAAAATCCAGAAGAAGCTCCCAAGCTCAAAGAGGGGCGAATCACTGGAAGCCTCACCATCGAAAAGGTGGCTCAAAACTCGGAAAAATGAACAAAGTCGGCCTTCGGGCACGCCTCAGAATGACTCCTAAGTTCAACTCATTTCGGGAGTGTCTGAATGGCTGCCGAGGCCGTACTTCTTAAGTCTTTCCGCGAACGCATTGCCGGGCATCTGGCGGGTACGGCCACGCTCTATCCGGTTAAGTACCTCGCATACGGGGATGGCGGTCACGACCCTTCCACCCTTGAGCCCATTTCTCCAAGCGAAGACGCGACTGCGCTCACCCACGAAGTTCTGCGTAAAGAAGCCGCTTCTGTTCGGCAGGAAGACTCTTTGTCCGTGACTGGCAAGGGTTCAATCGAGAACAACGAACTCAATGGTGTTCAACTCTCCGAAGCCGCTCTAGTTGACTCCGAGGGAAATTTGATCGGCATTAAGACCTTTGCTCCGAAGGTCAAAGAAGCTGATGAACGCTATCAGATTGAAATCAAGGTGAGTTTCTAAGATGGCCGTTCAGCTTACACATCAGAAAATCACCGAGATTCCGAACACGGAGCCTGCCGCTACGCCGGCTCTCTGGAATACACGCTATCGGGAAATTGACCAGAACTTTGAGTCTTTGGCTTCTTTCAATCCGGCAGGTGTTTGTGACTCCGCGGCAGATGAGGTTGCAAAGACGGTTCAGATCGACGGTTTTGCGTTGTCCGCAAACACCGTGGTTTTTGTGAAATTCAGCAATGCCAACACGGCGTCTGCTCCCACCATGGATGTGTCTGCAACCGGCGCAAAGCCTGTTTATTTCGGCGGCGTATCGGTGCCTCCTTCGTATCTCGAAGCCAACAAGTTCTACCAGTTTGTCTACGACGGAACGAATTGGGTTCTGACTGGTGACGTGGATGTGCGCCACCTGTATCTGCCTCTGGCAGGCGGGACCATAACCGGTGATTTAACGGTCAACGAAACCTGCACGCTAAATGTTCTGGAGGTTCTGGATGAATCAACTTTTGTTGGTGCCGTAACCACCGAAGGCACGTTGACGGTTGCGGGAGAAGTCACGTTCGAGTGCCCGATTCGAAGCTCGCAAAGCGAGTTTTTGCAAACGCAGGTTGCTGTGTCGCGCGGCACGGCGCCGGCTGAGGCGTGCAGCAATACCTGGAGCGTTTTTGACAATGATGGCTTTGAAGCCGGGGCAAACCGTTTGGCTTTGGTGAGCTATTCCGTTGATGCCTCGAAGAACGCCACGCTTGCGCTTTACGTCAACAAGTTTGAGGCCGGAGCTGAAGAAATCTCGGCAGGCCTTTTCATGCGTTGGGCAGGTGAGTCGCCTGTCATTGCGCTCACTCATCACCCCGAAAGTACCAGCAACGATTTTTCTGTTGCCTCCACTCACTGGACGTCAGACCTAAACGGATTCAGACAACCGGAAACAGCCTATCAGCAAGGCGACATTGTCGGGTGCGCTTTTCATTCGAAGTTTTATCTCAAGTGCATTCAGGCAGGAACAACCTCTGCCGAAGGTCTGGACACACGAAATGTAACTCTCGGTCAGGAAATCTCGGACGGGGCCTGCAAATGGAAGGTCGGTATCCACGTCGCTTCTGTTGAGGGTCTTACGCCTGACGAACACGGAAATGTTTCCCTAACGAACAATAAACGTTGGGAAATCGCAGATTCAAAAATTGATCGCCCCCCGGAAAAACCTACCTACGGACTCGAAGACATTGTTTTCAACTGAATTTTTGTAATTTTTTCGGAGAAAGAATATGGCAGCAAAGAATGTCATTCTTCAGATGAAAATCGAAGAGGTTCTGAACGACCTCTTGCCAAAGACTATTGCCGCACAGGTTATTGTCGATGACGGTACTCAGGAAACTCTGGCTACTCGACTCGCATCAATCATGTCGAAACTCGACGGGATTGTCGACAGCGACACGATCGATTCAAAGATCTCCACGGCCATCGATGGTCTGATTGATGGTGCTCCCGGCACTTATGACACCCTCAAGGAAATTGCCGACTACATCGCGTCGCACGAAGAGGTTTCGAGCGCGCTTAACGAGGCCATTGGCAACAAGGTTGACAAGGTAGAAGGCAAGGGTCTTTCCACGGAAGACTTTACGACTGCTCTGAAGACCAAGCTCGAAGGCATGGCCGATGGAGCAACCAAGGTCGAAGCGAGCACCAACGGAAACATCAAGATCAATGGGTCGGACACGCCCGTTTACGTCCACCCGACCGGCGAAGGCAACAACCACTTGCCGGCTGGTGGCACCGTTGGTCAGGTCCTTCGCGCAAGCGGCAGCGGCGCTGCGACTTGGGGTGAAAACGTACGTAGCGGCGCAAGCGAACCGGGTGATCTTGCCGCTGGCGAACTCTTCATCAAGATCATTGCTTAATCGTAGTGAGGTTTTTCCGTGGCGATCAAACAGCGAAATGTAGTCCTTGTTTCTCGGGACGTTGACGGCAACACCTGCATGGACATGCCCCTGACTTGCATTGATCAGGTCGAGGGGATGGATGAATTCATAGCTTCATACATTGCCTCCCAAGAAGAGGCTTTGGCAGGGGTGCTCAACACCAAAATAATGACTCCTTTCTTGGTCAAGTTGGTGATTGATGCGGCGACATCCTTGGCTTGCCCGACTGGGATGATTGGTTTCTTTGCTCTGAAGAGCGTACCGCCCGGATGGCTTATTTGCAATGGTTCGGCCGTATCCAGAACTACCTACGCCAAGCTGTTCAGCATTTGGGGCACCACATGGGGTGAAGGCGACGGAGAAACGACTTTCAACTTGCCGAATCTAGATGGCCGATTCCTGGAAGGCACGACCGATATTGCCAAGGTTGGGCAGTACGTTGAGGCGGGCTTACCCAACATCACAGGCCAGGCCAATCTATCTAATGGATGGGGCGGAGTCGCGGACAACGGCGCGCTAAAAAGACAAGGAAGCACTGGTGCTCCTGGGGGAGGTGCAGCTAACGGAACCAACCTGCAATTCGATGCTAGTTGGTCGTCATCAATATATCGCGTCAACTCTACGGTTCAGCCAGCTTCGATCCAGTTAATACCAAGCATCAAAACTTAATGCATGGCAAGGCATTCAAAGCGGGTGGCTGGACAATGGAAGCGTTTCCATAAATAGGATCTGATCTGCTGGCATCGAAATAAACGGTTGGATATGCGTTATTTGATCCGCTATATCTGGGGTCGTAACAATTTCTATTCGGTCCAGAATATTGCGCTCCATTTGCTAGACCAAAAGAGCTCGTACCTGAAGGCGCATTCAAATCACCAGTGATGTTGGGACACGGAAAAACAAAGGTATAAGCGAAATGTCTTTTTGTTAAGTTACCACTTGTTGATCTTTTTTTAGAGCAATGAGATGGATCTAAAAATTCTTCAGAAATTCGATGCCGCTGGTTATCACTGTGGGCAGTGTTATTTCCAAGTGATGGAAGGTGTTTTTCCTCCAAACAACACAACGGAAACCCCTTTGCCTGATGGCGCTGACCACGAGAACATGTTCTACAGATGGACGGGTGAAAAGTGGGTTGAAGAAAAGAAGCCGACGACAGCTCAGGAATTAATTGGTGTTAAGGTGTCACATCAGTCAATGACGCCACACGATATCGAGCTGCGCCAAATCATCCAAAACCTTGCCAAAGAAGAGGGGTATCGCCTCCGCTCTCGGAACGAGGATTTGTCTTGGGAAATTGAAGAAATTCCGCAAAAAACAGAGGAAGAACTTCAGCAAGAGGCAGCGGATGAAGTTCGTAGAAAAAGAGATCAGCTAATCTCAGAAACTGATTATCTACTCATGTCCGATTATCCAATCAACTCTGAAACTTTGGAGTTGGTCAAAGCCTATCGCCAAAAGTTAAGAGACATTCCACAGCAGGAAGGCTTCCCGTCAGAAGTGGTTTGGCCAGAAGCGCCGCAAGTTATTGCCGAGCTCTAACCCAACATCACGGGTACATATCGCGTACAGAACGATATTGGTGCCATAAACCAAACTGGTTCTGTGTCAGGCGCCTTTTACAAAGATGGAGGCGAATATTACTCAGTAAACGGAAACATCAACTCCTATGGCGCTCAACCACTTGCTCTATCTGCCAACCGAAGCAGTGCAATTTATGGAGCGTCAAATGTGGTTCACCCTGCAAGCCTGCGAGGGTTGGCTTGTATCAAGGCTTGATGCAGGCTAGAACCCGAAGCGAAGATGGTTGAACAACATTGGACCCTCCGTAAATGACGCTTTCTCGTGAGGCTTGAAAAGATACTCTGGCGATCTCAGATTTGCCTTCCAAATTGGTGCCCATACGAAGTTCTTCGACTGCAAATGCGCCTCCTGTCCAAAATGCCGGATCACCTTCAAAGGAAAATCCAGTCTCAAGGCCCGTGATGTTGGGCAATGCCCCAACATCACCGGGCAAATCGATCAAATGGGGTTGATCAACTCAGGAAACTCAACGACAGGAGCCTTTTCAAAGGCTGACTCAGTTGGATGGTCAATCTATGGCAGAAGCGGTACGTCCTACGAATTGGCATTTGATGCTTCCTTATGCCATACGATTTTCGGAAAATCGTCCATTGTTCAGCCAGAATCAATTCAACTACTGGCTTGCATTAAAACTTGACGCAGGGTAGACATAAAAGAGAATCTGGTTGAACCACTGGGGTGTTGCCATACATGGCATTTGAGTTTGATGCATTAAATGACAGTTGGTAAAACCCTTGCCGCCCACCGCCTGACGACAAATTGATTCCGCCAGTATCGGTCATCGTGATCGCCCCAGAGGTACCAGCCTGACCTTGGCTTTGGTTGTAAATCTGGGTCGTGGTACTCTGTCCAGTTATGTTGGGCCCAACATCACAGGTAAGTACAACTGCTCGAATCTTACAAACGCGCCCGGATCGAATTTGACGACAGAGGGATCTCTTTTCAATGAGCAAGGTAGCGCCCCTGAAAACGCCACTGGCGAGTACAGAGGCACTAATGCCATTTGTCTGGACGCAAGTCGATCGTCTACGATCTTCGGGCAAAGTATGACGGTTCAACCGGCGTCGCTTCTGCTCATACCTTGCATCAAGATCTGACCCAACATCACTGGGGGTTTGAACATTCCAAATGGGTCAGAGGTGTTGCACGACAGCATAAAGTACCCACCGATCGACAACCGAAATGACCCACCCCAGTTGTCGAAGGAGGTACTTTCACATGCCAAGAAAAAAGGGGTATGAGTAAATTTTGGTTGATACAGTAGTGGTCAGTTTTATTTCTGCAAAATAAATTTCGGTTGATTTTTACATTTCGTTAAGGCATACTTCCTCC